TCAATCACTTGCCCAACTTTGCTTACATAGTAAGGACCCCAGTTGTCAATAGTTGCTGTCAATTGTGCTTTAGGTGCAAACTTGATCTGGTCACTTGCTTGACCAAAGCCCAACTTGCCTTCTGCTTGTGCAGCCTGCAATGGAGCAGGACTATCAGTGTGTTGTGCAACCATGTCACAACCTTCGGCCATCATAACTTTAGCAGCCTGTGACTCTTTGCCTGGATCATACCAAGTGTTTGCCCAAGTAATCATGATTTCTACATCTGGGTTCATTTTCTTTGCGCCCATATAGTAGGTGTTAATCTCACGAATGACTTCTGGGATTGGAAAAGCAGCAACATAACAAATTTTGTTTGTCTTTGTCATCATACCTGCAATAATACCTTGTACATGTCTTGCTTGGTACAAACGCAGTCCGTATGATGCCATGTTACCACTTTGCTTGTAGCCAGTTGCGTGTTCAAACTTTACGTTTGGAAACTCTTTAGCAACTTTTGCCATCGATTGCATGTAGCCAAAACTTGTTGCAAAAATGATGTCTGCTCCGTCTTTGACCATTGAACGCATAACTCTTTCTGCGTCAGGACCTTCTGGCACACTTTCAACATAAGTTGTTTTTACTTTGTCTCCGTATGCTTCTTCTACTTGTTGACGACCGATATCATGTCTATACGTCCAACCATGGTCCCCAATTGGTCCGACATATACAAAACCCACTTTTACTGGTTCTGCGTAGGCTGTTGTTGCTACAGATAGTGCTAAAGCACTCGCAGCTATTAGTCTTTTAATCATAGTTTCTCCTTGCTTTTTTCTTGTTTGCGCATGTAATTACTGACAACATCTGCTAGTTGAGCATGCGTATCCTCAAACCATTCAGCAACATGATAGTTAACTGTGTCTGGTTTTTCAAATAATGCATTTGTGTCATCGTAGCGCCCTTTTTCAATCGTATCCATCCATACTGTATAATCAGCCTCAAACCAGTCTCTTGTCACCTGAGTGGGACAAACAAAGTCTACTATAGCAATTTTATTTGCCATAACTATTCCATCGGCTAAATGTTTCATACGTAGGCTTTGCCTAAGTCTACCTTTATTGCTAAAATCCCAATCATTATATTTTTCTCTGATAACATCTCCGTTTAAATGAATCCCACTAAGTAATTCAGCAAAAGGTTTAGCTAGAGTAGTTTTTCCTGACCCCGGTAATCCAAATATTAGTATTTTCATTCTTGTCTCTCATATTTATATTGTTTACAGTCATTATCTGGTATTATATAAATGCTTTTATGACAACCAGAACAAACAGCTATCCATACAATATCGGGTAGTTCGAAAATTATTTCTCTCTCACACTTAGTACAAGTTTTCACTTATTAAATCTTAAACTATACTGTTTACCGTTTGAGAAAAACGTAATAACTGAATGGGAATAGATTTGTGCAGAAGACTCGTTATATCTAGTCTCCATCTTACACACTCGTTTTGTTCCTCCAGTAGCATCACTATTATTGTGTGCTAACATTCCTCCTAACAAAGCACCGACAGCCCCTCCATTATCAACATTTTTTGTAACATTGTTGCCAATAGCACCGCCAATGATTGCTCCCATAAGAGTATCACCAGTTTTATCTCCTGATACTGCTACATTTTCACATACTTCAACAGTATATGGAGTTTTATTGATAACTGTTTTATAGTGATCTACTACATCACCATTAATAGGGTCTGCAAAAGCCAATGATGAGCAAAATCCAATAGATGCGCTTAAAATAACTGTGTGTGTAATCTTCTCTAAATATTTCATTTTTATATCCTTATTTTTCTATCAATTTGTTCCTCATCAAGAGTGAATTCTTTTATGAACCACTCGTTATTGATACTGATGAGAATACCGTGCATTTCTTCGTCAAGATCTAATTTTTGATCTGTTGGTATACTAAATGGGTAAGATATAGATTTAAACCAAATAAGATTGTCATGTGTCTTGACGATTTTTCTTTTGATCGCCTTGCAAAATAAAGAGTCTGACATGTCATGGGATTTAGCCCATGCATCCATACCCCATTTAGGTCTTTCATATACTAGTTGTTGAATATTTTTACAAGTACAATCAAAATCTAGCCTAAGATCCATTTGCGAAAGTCTTGCAAAGTAATCTCCTTCTAAATTTTTATCATCAACAGTTTCTTTATGACTTCCTTCAGTTCTGATAACAAAAATCTTATCCAGCGTAAATTCTACTGAATAAGGTTTTTTCTTTAACCCAAAAAAAGGAAACTTTATGTGCTCGAACATTGCTTTGTAACTCTTTTTCTTAAATCACTCGAACTAAATCTATGGTCACGTTTGTTAAAGTAAAGTGATATATCTCGCCTTTTGCAGATCTCTTTTCCTGTGAAGTCTTTTTCTCTATATTCGTCTCCAAGAATTCTTACATTAATGTGATACATTTGGAGAATATCTTGTAAATCTTCTTCTGTAGCGTATGGAATTATCTCATCTACATAACTAACTGCTTTTAACTGGGTATATCGTTCAACGACTGTTTGTATAGGTGAATTCTTTTCTGACCTGTCTATAGATGGATCTATTTGTAGCCCGCAAATTAGATAATCACAGTGTTCTTTTGCTTCACGGAGCATTTGTACGTGTCCAGCATGAAGTAAATCAAAAGTAGAACAAGTAAATCCGACTATCATTTATAATTTCCCTCTATATCATAATATTTAGCATTATAATGAGCACACATTACAGCTTGCCAGAATCCATACTGTTTATGTAGTTTTTTAAACCAAGCGATGTAGTGTCTCATAGCTCTGTCAACTCACCCCAACTCGGACCAACTTCAAAATCTACCTTAATAGGACAATTTGGAATAGAAAGTCCTCTATCTCGTTGAATACACTCTTTAGCATTTTTGATATAGTCATCAACAAGATCTTCTCTGACTTCTGACACAATTGAATCGTGAACTACAGTAAATGGTTTGATAACCTCTAGATAGTCATTATCTTCAATCCACTTCACCAAGTCAATCACACCCATAATGTTAATATCAGAAGCTACAGACTGAACAAGAAAATTAACTCCTGAACGAATTGCGTGCTGGGCTACCCCACGGTTCGGAGATTTTGCTTCTGGAAGTCTACGCTTGCGGCCAAAGAAAGAATAGATATAAGCAGAAGTTTCAATCTGTTTATTAGAAGAATCAATAAAACGTTTAAGAGCTTTTGCTTCATTAAAATACTTCTGAATAAACTGTTTAGACTGGTTAGAAGTAATCTCTTCACCTGCTTTTGCATCTTTGTTCACAGTTTCAGCAATTTTTGCCGGACCTGCTTGGTACATAATACCAAACGTAATGGCTTTTGCATACTGTCTCTGTGCTGCATATTGTTTTTTTACTTCATTAACCTCTACCGGAAGATTAAACATTTGTTTAGCTACATACGAGTGAAAGTCAAGTTTATCAATAAAAGCTTTCTGTAAAAATTGATCGCCACTGAGCATAGCTGCGTAATATACCTCGGCAGTTCCTAGATCACATTGAATTATCTTGTATCCTGGTCGTGCTTTGAACAATTTTTTGATGTCTTTGTTATCTCGTGGAATATTCTGATAGTTAAGGTTTCCACTGCTAGAAAGACGCCCAGAAGTAGTACCATGAATATTAAAGCCAGAACGAAGCCTACCATCTTTATCTACTCCTTTTCTAATGTTATTAATATAAGTCCCCGCCATTTTAGATTTTTCTCTAAGTTCAAGAATTGCTTCAGACAGAGGATGTCCTAGATTAGATAAGACTTCTTTATCTACAGAGTACGCCCCTGTATCTGTTTTCTTAGATGGTTTGAGTTTTAGGATATTAAAGAATAAATCACGAAGTTGCATAGTCGAATTAGGGTTAAATGTTTTTTCATACACACGCTCAAATCGTTGCACTGCTTCATGTTGGGATATTTCTGCTAGACACTCTTCAACATCAATTTGGTATTGTTCGGCTAACCAAGTAACTTGTTCAATGTTAATAGGGCCTCCATTCTTTTCGAGGCGCTTCATAGCGTGTGTCGCAGGTTTTAGAATGTTTTCGTATAATCTCGTAAATTCTCCACTGTTTTCTACTAAAGGTTTGAACTTACCATAAAGTTGAAAAGTAGCATCAGCATCTTTACACGCATAGGGTGCAAGAATATCGCTCGGTAACATACCATAGTTAAAGTTTTCTAACTTGACTTTGTTCTTTCTTGCCCATGACTTTTTATAATCATCGAGTTCGCGCTCATAATCACCTAAATCAGTAAAACGTAGAGCTAAAGGCTTGAGACCGTGAGTTCCGACAGCTTCTTCTAAACAATAATGAAGTAACATAGTATCTTCATAATCAGGAAATTCAAAATTAAGTTCAGTTTCCATGTAGTTAGTATCGAACTTTGAATTGTGAAAAATACATTTACGAGTCTTAAATAAATCGTGAAACCACTGTTTATGTTTTTCTACAATATCAATTGATACATATAAACCTTGGTGAGGTCGTGTTGAAATAGCGATACCAAGAATTGTTCCTGTGTGTGGAGATACAGAAGTAGTTTCAATATCAACAACAAGTGTATTAGCATCAGATAACTGATCTTTATATTGTAAAAACTGTTCTTCTGTTTCTATAAAACAATAATCTTTCTCGGCCTGCTCCCCGACACCTTCACCGCTTAAGAGTTTAGGGATTTGATTAAATGCTCTTACAATATCATCCTCAAGTTGTGGTTTAAAAATAACCATATTTGGATTCATAATTGGTAAGTATTTCTTTTCAATAAATACTCCATTATATTTTTGGATGCCCGTCATACCCGCAACATACTTAAGAGGGTCTGCACCTACTAGGGAAAGTATTTTATAATTTTTTAATTCTTCTAAATCAAGATCAATATCTTTTTTTAGAATTTTTTCTTTCTTGCCTGAATGTAGAAACTTTACATCATAATCTACACCTTTAAGATATTTATTAATTAGTTTTTCTGGGTCTTTTTCTGTCGCGCTTGCGAACACAAAACATACATCATTCATATTAAATATTTCTCCGCTTGTCTTTTGTTTAAATCGCCGGGGTCTGTACCTACTGGTAGCTTAATATTCCTAGAGAAAATGTTCTTAGAGTCAAGTGCGTCAGCTATCTTACCTGCCGCCATTTGCCCTGGAGCATCGGGGTCCATCAATATATCTACTCTTGTAACACCGATTCTATCTAATATCTCTAATTTCTTACGACCAAAATTAGTAGCACCAAATATACAAAGAGTGTTATGATAACCGAGTTGCCACATATTAAGCATATCAAATATACCTTCTACTAGAATTACGTAGTTAGTATTTTTAACTTTGTCTAAAGGAAATAAACAATCTGCAACAGCAGCAGCTTGTGGGCGACGATAATATTTAGGTTTACCGCTGATATTCTTTGCTAATCTTCCTTCTATGAACTTAAGTTTACCAAATTGATAGACCGGAAAGCAAATGTAATCTGTCATTCCCATCTGATCTGTTGTAAACGCTTGAAATTCTTTTAAGGTTTTGCCATCAATTTGTTTAAATTCGCCAACAAAGATCTTGCGCTCAGTTGGTAAGTGTATGTCATCAATTTCAATAATCTTTCTTAACTTATCTTTAAGTTTTTTAATTTTATACGGTTGCTTACTATCTACGTCCAGTACTATGGTTTCTCCAATAGAAGCCATAAATTTAGTTATACCTCCGCTAAAATCACAACTCCAACAGTGAAACATATTCTTATCTAAATTATACGATAAACTAGGAGATTTATCTATATGTTCGCCACTAGTACACGATATTAGAATCTCTGAAGGATTATTTGTTTTTCTATACTCTATCCCTCTATGATTTAATAATTCTATAAGTTCCAAGAACGTCTCTCCAAAACTGCAACTTTAGCGACTTCTACGTAATCCTTATCCTCGTCACCCATTGCTCCCCAAAATCTTTGTAACTTAAGTATTAGATCCCAAACTTCTTGATTACCTGCTTCATTTTTCATGTGATGATTTGCTTCCATAAAAGCTTGTAGTTGATCCATTCTATCGGTTAGTATGTTCTTTCGTATTTCAGCTGCTGCTGTCATTTTCCCACTCCCTTAATATTTTACTTGATGAATTTTTCTTATCTTCTCCACCTACTCCGAATACAAATTCTATGTTAGGCGTGTGCCTAAAATCATACTGTTCTGGTGTGTTAGTACTACCTCTATCACCGCCATTAGCAAATATAATGTGCTCTGCTCCTAAAGAATAGGCTTTGTGTATTGCACCACTCGCACTATCATTACTATCATCGAAGTTTGTAATAACGCGATCAACCATACGTAGATTTTTTATAATAATAGCTCGCTCACGTAAATGCATAAAATACTTACCTTTTTTACGAATAAGCCACTCATTACTATTTATACCCACCCATAATTCATCACCTAGTTCTTGCGCTGCCTTAAAATAAGCAATATGCCCAGAATGTAAGGGATCAAATCCTCCGGTTACCAAAACTACGTTCATAAATCTTTAGCACCTTCTTGTTTATCAGTTCCGAACTTTACAGCATTGTGTGGTTTTTCACTAATTAATTCAGAAGAATTTGGATTAATCTTAACACAACTCCAATCCATGAGAACATCAAAACTCATATGCTTACCATTTCTCATCTTAGTAGTATGAATTGATATTTTACTTTCTAATTCCCTGTCTGCATCTTCTGGAGGAGGAAAGAAGTTAAAACTGCGATCTGCTGCATCAAGAATACCTTTTGCAAACCGAGCTTCTCCAGAAGCGTCTATCTGGTAAGGAGATATCATAGTGAGATCATATTTTCTTGATAAAGATTTCAGATTATCTGCAATAGTAATTTGTGTTTTCCAATCTTTTTGATCATCATGTTTAATAATATTTACATAATCGACCACTGCCATATTATAGTTCGGGTACTTAGATGAAAACATATTACAATAGTGATCAATACGGTTAAGAGTAAGAGACTCATCGTCAATCATAAATAATCTATTATCTTTAAGCTCTGGTCTTTCAATTTTAACTCTTTTCTCAAAGTTTTTAAAATCTTTCGTATATCCTAGCTCATTAATCATTTCAGTTATTTTATCTGATGGTTTGTAGAAATTTTCAAATTTAGATTTAGCCATTTGAATCTTCTGACCGTCTGTCAGTTGATTTCTAAAAATATCAAGAAAGGGTACACCAGATATAATAGACAGTACCCTATCATAAACTTCTTTATAGCGCATCTCAATGGTAAAAAAGGCTACTGTATTTCCTTGTAAGAACCTATTTAAAGCAAGATTTAAAGAGATAATAGACTTACCTGAGCCACGTCGCCCGCCTAGCATTACTAATTCTTGTGTCGCGAATCCTCCATTAACTGAGTCGAATTCATTAGATAATCCTGAAGGATAAATTTTAAAGTCGTCTTCGCTAGGAAAAAATTCAAGTTCCGCGACATCATAAAGCTCATCATCATGAGGAATAGCTTGATTTAGGTGTAACAAATGATTTTGAAATTTATCTACTACTTCAACTTTTTCCATATTATCCATCTGATCTATAAACTTATCCATAAAATGAATAGTTTCATCACGTATATAATAATCTTGAAGTTGCGCTACTAGAAATTCATCCGCAATTTGCTCGTTGTGATTATCTTCTGCGCATATTTGATTTTCAATATATTCTTGAAGACCTGCATCTTTACGCAACGTCAAAATCTCGTCTGTAGAAGGCAGACGAGTATTAGCTTTATAAAATGATTTGATTTTATCATATAGAACCGAATTAATACCTGTGAAATACTGATTCAGTAATTTAGAGTATAGATCGTTACTCTGCGTATCTAATAATCTACGCAGAGTCAATTTTTGTAAATCAATTGCCATTAAGTAGCCTTGACTGGAAATAGTTTATCACGAGTAACGCTCATATATCCTCCATAGTCATCTTTACGATATACTAAATAGGATTCTCTACCCGTTTCTTCAATTATTTTACTTACTTTTTCACGCTGACGCAAGAAGGCATCTAGTTTACGAGTAGGTAAAATTTCACCTTCCAGCATCCAGTATATTTCATAGTGAATACCTTGTGCTGGTTCTGCATATCTACCCGCCTTACCTGTACGTCCTGGTTTAAAAGGGTATGTTTCTATATATTTTTGAAACCCATTTTCATGTGCGTCTAACCAGTCTTCGTCGTATACTTCACGAATCTCTGCAAAGCAATTCTTTTCGGCAAGAAATACACGTTCACCTTTGTTAAAACGTACTTCAAGATCTTGAACAATATGATCTACTTTTGCTTCTTTATTTTTTCCACGCGCACGAATAGGCACGTTCATTTCCATTAAGAACTTTTTAACACGTGCGGGCGTAATATAGTATTGTTTTGCAATTGCAGATTGAGTTTCGCCTTCTAGATAATGATCAGCGATAGCTTGTTTCTCAACTTTTGTAAAAATCTTTTTAGATGCTTTTTTACGTAAATCTTTTTCGCGCTCCTCTTTAGCAAAAAAGTCAGTAATGATTTGATCTAAACGTTTTGTATTATAAGCAATACCTAGATGCTCACAAATAGACTTTTTAGTCTTTTTTGCTTTGATCATCCAGACTGCTTGGCGAATTTTTGCTTCTGTGATTTCGGCCATACATATCTCCTGTTATTTTGTATATAATAACAAAAAACAGAGAAGAGTGCAAATTGATTGTTGTTTATTAGTGGGTGATTAAGTCGTCATCGGTAAAATAAATATCAGCGATAATGTTTCTGATAAGTCCACTCTGTGTGTAAACCGGGGTAAACTTCTCATTAAAGAATCGATTAGTTCTATACAGTTTTTCAATATAAAATGAACTAATAAAGGTTTCTACAAGGTCTTTGAATTGCTCTGAATCTTTATTTATTTTTGGGTATTGGTTAGATGCTAATTTTGAAAAGTACTTGTCCTTGGCCTCTGGATGTAGAGACAGTATAGCATCTAAGGCTTCATCAGGTAAGGTTTCGAGTATAAAAGTTTTCTCTGTCATAAAAGATAAGGGATGACGTTGCCGCCATCCCCTTATTAATATTCACAATTGTGAGTATTAATTACTCGCCAGCAGCTTTCGGAGTGTAGTCTGCGCAGCTTAGTCCACGGCGTGTAAGAACAGTCTTTACGCCACGTACTGTTTTGTCGAATGATTCTGCAATCTCTTCAACAGTTTGGTCGAGCATATCTTCGATACCCTCATATGGATCTGACTTAACAGCCTTCTTATCACGCTGTGGAGCTTTAAGACCCATTGACAACAGTTTACCACGAATTGAGTTGACTGAACGACCCATTGCGTCTGCAATCTCTTCAAGATAAGAACCGCCATCGACCATATCACTGATCTTAGCTTCTTCATCATCTGAGTAAGTACGTGGAGTTACTTTCTTTTCAGCTGGCTTCACGTGTGAAGTCATTTCCAATGAAAGTGCTTTACCGTTGATTTGACGTGCAGTGAATTTGCCGCTCATAAATCCTTCAGCAATTTCTTCAGCAGTCATATTTCCTGAATTAGTATTCAAGAATGAAGCAAGTGCGTCTGTCTCATCAGCTGAGAAAACAGGAGCTGCGCCCGGCTTCTTAGGTACGTCGTAACCAAGCTTACGAAGCTTTGCAGTTACAGAACGACGTGGAAAATCGAATTCAGTCATAAGACCTTCGATTGACTCTTCAGTAACACCTGATGCAGCTACATCGTGCATACGGGCTACCATATCTTCAGTATATTCAAATTTTGACATATTGTTGATCCCCTCGATCATTTAGTTAGTTGTTGAATGTTTCCAAGAGATTATTGTCTCTCTTGACTTTATATATAGATATTACAGAAAAACTTTATGAGAAGCAACTGAAATGTGACGGTATCTGCTTTCGTGGTCATTATTAAATATATTAAAAATCACCAGATATCACATCCTTTTTGCTTGACCAATAGTCCACAATGGTTACTCCTAGAGTTACTGCTTTTTTATATTTAGAAGATGTAGTATCTCCACCGGTTATTAAAGCGTAACAATCTTTAGTGACTGTTGAAGATACTTTAAATCCTTTTTCTTGCAGTATATCTGACAGTTGACTTCGTGTCATATCCATCTTACCTGTAATACATACTTTACGAGCGGGGGTTCCGACTACTTCTTCAACCGTCACATTCTGTTCAAGTTGGAGAGGTAAGGTTAACACCCAGTCTTCATTTTCTTCAAGCCAAGACAGTACTGATTCTATCGTCGATGGACCAATACCTTTTATATAAGTGGTTTCAATATCTCTTAGATTTCTGAACGCAGGAATCTTACTAACAACAAGTTTACTAGCAGATCTCCCTAATCCAGGTATGCCAAGGGATGCAAGAACAATTTCATAAGGTTTAGTCTTTGTTCTTTCTATCTCAGCTTCCACTTTGATGCCATTAGCACCAAGCTTGTCCCAATCACAAAATCCGTCAAACAGATCGACTGGGTGTGTTAAACCTAACTTCTTTACAGAAGCTGGGCCTAATCCTTTAATATCAATAGTTTTGATAAAATGTTCTAAAACTTTTGATGTGTTTATATTATTCTTATCTGCGACCACTAGTCTAGGACCATCTCGCTTTGTAGTTGCTCCTATGGCCTTTTCAGCAGATAGTTTTGTAATCTTTTCATTGTGTAGTGAGTGTTCTATAACTCTTAGAAACTTTGGAATCACCCCGCCTGCACGTTCAATCTCAATCATATCACCTAGACCAAGATTGTGCTCTTGAATAATTCCAATATTATGAAGAGTTACACGCCTAATCTCTGCATCGTCAAGAGTTACAGGGTCAATGATGCCTGTTGGACTAACTTGCCCTGTGCGTCCAATAGTCCATTGTACTGCTTTTAACATAGTTATTGCTGTTTGAGTTTCACGCTCTTTAAGAGCTACTGCAAACTTAGGGTACTTTGAAGTGTGACCTAAACTACGTTCTTGTTCCCAAGAATCTGTACGGTACACCACACCGTCTTGTGGGTAATTCCAAGATTCATCATCAAGAACTGTATAGAATCCCATGTTCTTAACAATTTTCATACGTGTTGTAAAGTTCATATTGACGCCTAACCAATCATGAACAATAAATTTTATATTACGTTCCGCAAACTCGCTAGGACTATCAAGCCCAAGTGCGCCGCTTACATAGTTACGATAGTTTTCTACATTATTCTCAGTAACACACTCACCATTAAGCACTACTTCATGTTCTTCTGTGTCGATCTTGACAGGAGCGCCAATCAACATCCCAATAAGATGTGTTACGTCTGTACCTTGCTCACCATTACCACGAGTCAATCCCATACGCAGTTTTCCTCTACGATAAATAAGAGTTAGATTAGCTCCATCAATTTTAGGAAGTTTAACTGACATAAAATCATCTACTTCTTCAATAGCATATACTTTACGGAGTGAGTAGAGTTTATGTGGGTGAGTGATTTTACCCCCAGAACCGCCTACATGCTTAGTAGGAGAATCGTGGTCTCGCCAACCTTGTGCCTTTTCGATTGCTTCAAGTTTATCATATAACTGATCATACTCAGCGTCTGTAATCATCGATGCTGAGTTGTCATAATAAGCAAGGTTATGTTTTTGGATAAGTTGTTTGAGTTCTTTATAATTCATATAAAGATAATATCGAAAAAATAAGCATTAAGAAAGTTTAAAGTATATTTTATTTTTCTAAATCGTGAACATAAAGTTGCATTAAGGAGTAGTGGAGAACCTTCATCAAATCTTTACGAGCGTCTTCACGTGTTCCCTTTTTCCCATATCTTTGTGCGTACTTAAGAACATTCCCAATACAGAATCCTGTACCGTGTCCTCCATCTACGATAAATTCAGTAGCTTGAAATTTGTCTTTTGAGTAGTGCTCACCGTAAGTAGAATCAATATATTGTTTAAATTCTTTAAGTAAGACATCTTCATTATATTTATACTCTATTTTTACTGGTTGAAATAATGACTCATCGTAACTAACTCCAACAGTAAATGTTTTGTAGCCGTCGGAACTCTGTTGAGGTGCAATTTTTACATCAAGATGATCATAAATTTTTTGCTCTTCTGGACAAGATCTTACTATGCGATTTCTCTTAGTAGCTCCAATATTTCTCTGATATATAGTTTTTCCGTTATCTGGTGACTCATAAATATACTTACTATCATGAGCTAAATCTTCTAACTGATTTTCTTCTCTCATACGACGTTTCATATATTCTTCATGTCTTTCGTTCATTCTATCCTCTTTTTGATTGCCTCTAAAAGTTGACTTAAGTTTTCTTTTTTATTTAAATTAGTTCCTTCAACTTGAATACCTAGAATATCTTCTAACTCTCGTAGCATAACTTTAACTGTTTGCGACTTATCATCTTCTGAAATTTCTGGTTTTTCATAAATTTTTAATTGAACCAATTTACTTATAACACTTCTATAACCTTTTGAGAAGTGTTCCGCTAATTTATGAACGTCTTTTTCGTTTTCTTCAGTATACATATGTATTAGTTCAACTTCTTGCTCATCGCTCCAAGCTTTAATACTCATAATCATTCTCCAATTCTAATTCTAGTTGTGTATTCCAGATGAACCTTTTAGCTACTAAATCACTCGCATCTTCTAGCAAGGGTATTAGCGAACTAACTTCATCAGCAGGTATTGAAAAACCTGATTTAGTAGGGAACCACTGACCAGTATCTCCATCCATAGTATACTCTCTTATGTGAAGATATAATTTTTCTCTAAATTCGTTTACTGTAACTTTTACTGCGTTACCATTAGGTTTGTGAAAGGCTGTACCAAAATCTTTATTCATAGCACTATTGTTGCTTCATCATTAATAAAATTTTTTGTCCAGTTTGCTATTGGGTACGCTTTAAAGATCTGAACAAAACAGTATCTAATATCTGTTTTTGACTTATTAACCATACCGTGAGCTACTTTATCTGGATCAAATATAATACTTTCTCCTTTTTTAAGAGAATATTCTTCTATTTCGTTGTCTATCGAAAACCTGTATATAAAATCTTCACTTTCGGAAAGTGCTGTTAACATTCTTAGTCTGTAATGAGCCGAGTCAGTAGCTTTGATGTTATTATCATCCGTGTGCATAGGGATTGTCTGACCTGGTAGTTGTCGATGTATTCTAACTCTAGTGGTTTCTATTTGAAAAAAGTCTGTTAGTTTTTTGACTGCATCAATCTTGTTATACAAAGCAGTATACTTAAAATCTTTAGGTATTTCTAAGGGGTCGGATCTATAAAAATCAAATACCTTTCCAGATTCACTTTTGACAGCGATAGCGCTTACATGACCTGCTAGATCATAATCTGAATGTTCTTCAAATTTTAATGTATCTAACCAACTGTTATCAAATTGTAATTTAGTCTTTGGACGAATAATCATTACTACTTAAGAATCCAAACTTTTTCTTACCTTTTTTTATTTCTTTTGTGGGGGCTACGAGAGCCGCTTTCCACTCATTAATAAGCTTTTCGATACCTTTATCTCCGTAACCGTTTACTTTAGCAAACGACTTGATATCTTCTTCACTTTTGAATAATTTAAGTCTTTCTATATCCATTTAAGTACTCCTTTAATGTGCCACCCTCTACTGGTTTGTCTAAATAATCTTTGCCAAATATGTAAAGACTATCATTTTTACTAGCTATTTGTTCCAACCATTTATTATAACAATCTGTGACCCCTTGTAAACCTCTTAGGTATTGGGCATTAACTGTATGAAATGCATTACTCCACCATATCACTGAATTATCATCAGGTGTAATTTGAGAAGTTACAAACTCAGGATTTTCACAAATATCAACGTGAATAAACTCATGTTTTAGTTTTTTGTACCTATCCCAATGTTCTTTGATAGCTTTTTCATTTTCCCACCAACTAATTTCTCGTTCCCATAGACCTTGACGAGTATTAGTTTCTGTTTCTGCTCCTTTAGTTTCGTTAATACTATACTTTTGTTCTGCCCAGTTCAAAAATCCAGGATAATCTTCTCCGTCCCAGTGAGTTAAAAGAAGTTTTTTGAATGCAAGAGCTTGTTTACTATAATCAAAAAATACTACTTCTGAATCATCTTCAAATCCATAAGTATTAAGAATCATGTTAGGTTTGAAACTAGCTGCAACAGAGTACAGTTTTTTGATTGGTTTTTCCATCTTAACATATTTAAGATCTTTATAATTCTCTGTATTCCAAAAAAAGACGCAAGTAGGTGCGTATTCTACAATATTAATAATCCAAGAGAGTTGTTGAGAAAGTTCTTCTGCACTAGAGGTAGGATAAAGGTACTGTTTATGATCTCTTATTTTAGGATGAAAATTATACACTATTAATCCATTTTCAAGACTAGTATTTATAAAATTCCATCCATCTACAAGAGGAGTACAAATAGTAGACTCGTGAGTAGGGGCTAGAGATAAAGGAGTATAATCGTCATGAATATCCTTAGCATGTCTTTTAGCTTTTGCTACTGTCTCATCTTTCGTAGAATTTTTATCCCCAAAAACAGGACGATCAAATTTTTTATAGTAGTCTAAGTTAACTAAAATACACTGTTTATGGAGTCCGTAATAGCCCTCTTTACCTTCTGGGTTATTAATATTTTTTGAATTTTTATCCATGATGTGACCTGTCACAAAGAAGTTTTGTCTATCGATCCACTTCTCTATGTGCCTAAAAAAGAAAGCATCTTTTATTATATGTCCCACAGATTGGACTATACAGTAATCAACACCGTGCTCACAAGCTTTATCTAAAACTTCATTAACTGATTTACCTACGACTATAGGTCCGAAGTATTTAAATCTAGTAAAAAATTCAGTTATTTCTTTGAACTTTTGTCCTCGTGACATGTGAAAACTAAACTTAGAGTCATCATATATGCCTACAACGTAGTTTTTATTAATTCCCATTTTTCGCATAGCTGCGTTCTACCAAATCCTCGTACTCTTTAGTTTTAACACCATGAACTATGATGTGGTATCTATCTTCATTACTTTTATTATATACGGCGTGAGTGTTTCCCACGTCTAATAGCACTGCCTTACCGTCAGTTAAGGGCACGAATCCTTCATGTCCCTTCATTTTAAACATGCAATCTTTTGGAGTATTGAGAGCAATGTTAACAGGAGATAACACATTTTTGTCAGTATCTTCGTGAGGGGTTATGAATCCCCCCGGCTCTAATAACATAAAGCGCAATCTATGGTATCTTTTATACGGGAACTTATTTTTAAAAAAATCTACAGTAACCGGACAACGTTCTGCTATATGTGTCCAACAGTAAGGAACTTCGTCATTACTTTTAAAACCGTATTGATCATAATGATTAGTTTTATAAGCATCTATGCCGTGAATACAAAGACTTCTCCACCCTTGGTGTCTGTAACCACCTCCATAGTCTTGATCTCTGTGAGCTACAAACTCTTTTTTAAGAGCGATTGCCTCTGCGTGCATTTTTTTATAAGGAATATCAATATCTAAAACCAACCAAGGAAGTTTACTTTCTTTAGTGATCCAATTATATTCTGTCATGTATACATATCCAGAAGCTCTTCATCATAAGCAAAACTAGTTCCACACCCACAAGAGGCTTTAGCTCCTGGGTTTTCTACTGATAATTGTTTATTCATACCACTTGTAACTAAATCTATGGTGCTTCCATACAAAAACTTTATACTTTCAGGATCAACAACAGAGGGGGGATCATCACAAAACTTAATATCATCATCTTCAAGTTCTTCTGCTACATCGAACAGGTAGTTAAAACCACTACAACCACCACCAGACACCCCAAACCTAAACATCTGTCCAGGCTCTAGATTAGAGAGTATATAAATTTTAGCTTTTGCAGTGAGTTTAGGAAGCTGCCCTTCGTATTCTGACTCTATTATAGGTGCGTGACCGTGAAAATCAGATAATACTTTTTCTTCAAGAGTAGGCTCTTGCATTTTGTGTTTATTTAACACTTGTTGTGCAAGACGAGATATCTCATCCTTATCTGCTTGAGCTTCTAGATCAGCAAAAAACTGATCAATTTCTGAATCTGTTAACTTTGTTTCTGGAATAGACATTTTCAATCGCCTTTATGTAGTGGTTAATAACATTGTCCCACGTATTTTCTAACTTAGCATCACTTACGGCATCTAACATAACTTTTTTATCATGATGATGGTATACATATTGTAGAATTTTTTCTAAGTGTTGTCCAGAAGGTTCATTAGCAAACGAGTGACTGCTCATCATTGTCATAGCGTCGCCCGATTTAGCAGCAAATATACTATCTGCCATAATATCAATAGGTTTTTGCTCTACATTAATTCTAAATCCTATATCAGAAGGAATAAAATCTTCGGTTGGGCCATCCGCTGATACGATAGGAATACAACCACAAGCAAAAGCTTCTTGAATATGCATACCAAAACCTTCGGCCCTATATGGATGCACGACTGCTTTACTTAATTTAAAGATCTGCGCCATTTCTTCGTCGGATAACGCATCGTCGATATATATAATTTCAGCACATCCTGTTTTATATTGCATTTTAATGATTTCGCTGATGGCATTATTTTTTCCATAAATTGCAGGATTATCTTTAACAATGAGAGTAGTTTTATCATATTTTTTGAAAACTTTACTCCAAGAGTTGAGCATAATATCTAAGCCCTTTCTCCACTGAGTATTTCCTACATATACAAAATTAAACCTATCTTTTTTTATAAACGGATGATCATCTGCCTCTTCTTTGTTGAAGATAGTATCATCAAAGCCATTAGGCACAACAAAAATATTATCAGGATCTAAACCACCTTGTTTAAATACTGATGCGACATAATTACTAGGTACTATTAGCGCATCCGCAAAGGTTTCAAACTTGTATTGCCACTCAAAAGGAGCTTTTGCATATTCCCAAGGTTGAATATAGATAACTTTTGTCATTTCATGTACGGGCCAAGTCCATACTGGCGGATAACAGTGTCTGATTTGAATTTCTGGCGGTTCTGATTGCTCTTTTGCTTCAAGATTCTTTATGATTTTTGTATGACTCTTTGAAAGTTTGTGCGCCGGATCAAATGAATCTAGTGGTGTAACGTAAACATCTATATTATCTGACATATTTAGACCAATGGCTAATTTTCTATTGATAATTGATAGTGAATGATTATCATAGAACTTTCCTACTATCTCTATTCTCATTGATAAGCTCCTGTAATATGTTGTTTAATATAATTTTCTACTTCATCAATAGGAATGGCTCTCAACTTAGGCCATTGAGCCTCTCCTAGCCCAGATGTTTTAAAATTATGAAGTTCGTGATAATTATTGATATTTACCTGAGACCAAATTTGATAAAAAGGATCTTTTTCTACAATGTCAGAATGTCCTATATTGTTAATTTTTTCGTGTAATTCATTATCAGGCCTGCACAGACTCCAATGAATCGCTACAAGAGGCGAACGTACTCTATTAGCTGTTCCTCCTGCTGATTTATCTGTCCATCTAGCATATGTGTAAGTACTATCTTTTGAGGTCACAACTCCTTGGTTTTCCCCAAAAAATGGTGTATCATCTTCGTTTGCAATGAATAAGCAAAAAGATTCTCCAGCCTCGTCTTCTACCGTCTTATAAGGAGTAGCCCAGGTCATTAAAATATCAACTTTATTATAGTAGTTTTCTACTATAGGACAGTACTCATAGAAAAATTCTTTAGGATTAACTAACATCTCATCTGCATCAAATGAGAAAATCCAGTCATGGCTACACTGAGCTTTTAAAAAATTTCTTTCATAGTTATCGTTCTCAATTGCTATTTTAGATTTATGAAAATCCTCTTCAATAATAGATATTTTGCCTTCAGTATCAATTTTCTGTAATTGAGACCAAAGTTCATTTTCATCGATAGTAAAGCTGTTACCACTCCAAGTAATTCTGTCTTTATCTATACCGAGAACAATTTCGTCTACATAAGCATAGTATCTTTTAATACTATCTGCTAAGAAACGATTTGCGTCATAGCTAATCAGGCTAATTGCTGACTTCTTTTTCATATTTAGTTAATCCTCTTTGATTGAAGCTTTTAAGGCTTCTGTTAGTAATTCTGTAGGTAGGTTAAAATCTTCAAAACCTTTTTTGACGTAATTTAAAACTTTTTTATCAGGGAGAGATAATCCTGGTTTTTTCATTCTGTATATTAAAAATTTTTCGTCTGTAATATAATCTTTGAAGTATCCTTCTTCCCATTTATCTAAATTTTTTTCACACTCTAAGCTTATTTCCCAAAGACCTATACCACAGTTACATCCTTCTTCTGGTATAAGGTTTGGAAGCTTATTAAAAACAAGTTTCCAGTTATTAATGATCTTCGACCCTAAGAATAAAGCATCTGGACATATGCTTTTCATTCTTTTTACACAAAGATTAGTACCGTATGCGGCATATATCATTTTACAGTTGTATTAGCCTTTGGTGCTGAAGGTTTCTTAATAAATGAACCGGACTTTTTCTTAATACCAATAATCCTAGCTCCACTATAGTATCTAGTAGCATCAGCTAATCCTCCAGATATTCTTAATTCACTATATTGAATATCTAATTTATCTTGGTGGCGAATTAAAGTTTTATTGAGCTCCTCCGCGTGTTGAGCATTTGATTGCCCAGTAAATACTACGACACATTCTTGTGCTAAGGACACTATAACTTTTTCAAAAAAATCATCATAGACTTTTTGATTTATAGGAGAGACATCAAATAAACATACATTAAACTTAGGTTGTTTGGCCCACTCTACTTCCTCAAAAGATTTTTCAATGAGAGTTATTGCTCCTGGAATTTTGGTTTCTGGATGGAGATCATATCGTTTGATATTTGCTTCCATTTGAGATTTTACATTGTACCAAATATCACCTTCCGGGGCCCACTTTCTAGGCTCTCTCTCGTCGTACATAAAATTATCAACACCTACCGCTTTGACGTCGTTACCCATAACCGCAGATATAATGGTAGATCCTTTGTATACCCCAATTTCTAAATAGTTTGTTTTTTCTGCTGCGCAGAGATTATTAATAAGACATTTCAGGCGTGTAGAAGATAATCCGTGTAATTCTCTTTCCCGCTCAGAGATTTTAGATCTTTCATTATCAGCTTGCTCAAGGGCTGCCTTAACCCATGCGTGATTTAATTTACTCATATTTATTCCTTTTCAAACAATATTTTATCAATGAAGTAAAACGGTAAATATGCAAGAATAACTGCTAAAGTAAATGCGCACCATATAAACACTACAGGTAGCAAGGTTACTAAACATAATATTGCATAAAACCATACAAAAATGAATAAGAAAGGAGTCATTTTATTTTTTTTTCGTAATACCGCTTCTTCTAATTCTTTTTTACTTATAAACACTTTACTCACTTTTTATCTCCTTGTCCAGCGTTTTGTAAAATTTTGAGTTTGCCCATTTCGTCTGTAGACGCTCCAGGTTTCTCATTTCCATAGCTGCTTTATTATCGTCCTTCAATCTTTTAGTATCTCTGGATTCATGATGGAAGAGTCGTACAGGAATCTGATAGATGCTGAAACCATTTTTTCTTCCAGACAAGCAGTAATCGACATCTCTGTTGTATGTCCATTCAAAGGAGGGGTCAAAGTCGCCCACGGAATTGAGAAATTCCCTTCTGAGGTAACAACCTCCAAATGTTGTCCAGGCGACGGAGCGCGTGGAATCGTACTGTCCTGTATCAGTTTCAAGCTGCTCCTTAAAGGCTGTCCTGTTTTCAAGTACGAGCCCACTTCCGAAGTGATCTGGTCGATTGTCTGTGAACTTTCCTCCTGCGCACTGTACGAAATATTCGCTATCCTCGTTTTTTGCTGGGTACAATAACAAACAACCAAACATTCCTGCTTCTGGATATTTATCGACATAATCTAGCACCTCCTCAAACCACCCGTCATGGTGAGGTGCCATGTCAGCGTGTAAAATAAATATGTCATCGTTAGGAAATTGATTCCACATTTTTTGAAACATTAGATCACATCCTATACCAGCGACATCACGATCATAGTGTACGTCTAGTTCCCAGAATATATTTTTATGATTTTTAATTTCGTTTTCAAATACGTATGGAGTAATAATTTTAACTGTCATTTTGTTTCATTTCTATATCTTTTATTCTTTTTTCCATATATATTATAACTGTTTGTATGTCTGCTCTTGGGTAGATATAGAGCGCCTTCAACGCCTCTAATTCTTTTCTAAATATTACTAATATCGCCCAATCAGCACTACTCAACATTAAATTAACCTATCTGTCCAAGTTTTTGGAGTTTTATCTGTAATAAACTCTAAGTCTAAATGATATTCAAAGTCTTTTACTTGGGGTTTAATCCAGTCTACCATCTCCTTGATAGTTTGATCCATTTTTATGGAGGCATTGTAATTAAATTCTCTTCTGATTTTATTAGAAGAACAATACGCATTTTTTACTTCTTGCGGTCTATCAGGAAAATGTTCTAGTGACGGATATCTTTCACAGTGATGACCTACCTTATATGCTAATTGTTTGATAGATATCTCATTATCATCAGGACCGATATTATACACCTGCCCACAAATATCTCTATCTGATTGTATAATTTTATATACTGCCATAATACAATCTGTTACATTTGAAAACGATCTTTGTTGTTCCCCGTCGCCATATATCACTATAGGCTTACCTTGTAAACAACGATTAATCATGATTCCGACTACGTTTCTAAAAGGATCAAAATATCGTTGCCCTACTCCAATTACATTATGAGGAACTACTGTGACATAGTTTAACTCATGTATATTTTTTAACATTTCAAGATGTTGTTCTGCCTGAATTTTAGCTAATCCATAAGGATCTACTGGATTTACCGGCATATCTTCTGTAAAAGGAGGTATTTGATCTCCATATCTTGCCATAGATGAACAATTTATTAGTAATCTAACATTATTATGTATAGCCGCAGAAGCAACTGACACTGTTCCGTAAACTATAGATTCCGTAACTATAGCAGGAGCAAAAACACTTAAGCCTTCGTAAGGTAAAGCTGCTGCATGAAATATTACTTCATATCCTTCGGTTAATTCTTTCATTAGCTTTGTGTCGGTGATATTACCGTGTGTAAAATCTACTCCATCAGGTACGTTACCTTCTACGCCCCCTATCATATTATCAATCCCACCTACGTGGTGACCTTGTCCTATTAAATATTTTGCTAAACAGCTTCCTAATAAACCGCCTATTCCTGTAATATATACTCTCATTACCATATAAATCCTTTTTTATAATTTTCTACTAGTTTAATTATCTCAATATCAAAAACTTTATCTGGTCGCCATTGTAAGTTTCTTAAGGGGTTACAAGATATTGCGTACCTAACATCTTGTCCAGGCCTATTGTGTGAAAAATCTATGTGTTTTTCGACATCAGGTACTTCTCTTTTAATAGTACCTAAAAAGTATGAATTAATAATTTTTTTAACAGTATCAAAGTTGGACTGTTCATACTCAGATGATATATTATAAACCTTATTTCTCTCTGCGTTTTCATAAAGTAATAAACAAGCATTGGCTGTATCTTCTGAATGAGTCCATGTTCTAATAGGTTTTCCTTGATTGTGTAGTTTAATTTTATTGCCTCTTGATAATTGTTTAACCGCTAGAGGAATAAGCTTTTCAGGATATTGATTAGGCCCAAAGTTATTAGAAGGTCTAGCAATAATATACTCTAATCCGTGTGTTCTAGCCCAAGTTTTAATCAGTAAATCAGCGGCGGCTTTAGTTGCCGCATAAGGATTTGAAGGATTAAGAGCAGAATTTTCATCAAATACTCCACTTATTAAATCACCATAAACTTCGTCCGTAGAAATTTGAAAGAAGAGAGGTTTATTAGCTTTTGTAACAATCCTAGAATTGACTATTTCTAATAAATTTCTCACTCCATCAATATTAGAGCGTATAAAGTTTTTACAATTTTTATTCCCGTTATCAACATCAGACTCCGCAGCAAAATTAAATATTACATCACACTCCGGTAACCACTTGATCTCACATATATCTTCAACAATTAATCTAAATTTTGAATAGTTATTCTGTAATTCTTCTACAATATTATCATTTGCAACATAAGTCAGCTTATCTATACCGTATACGTACCACCCTTCTTCTAGAAGTTTTGCTGTAAAAGTAGTACCTAAAAAACTTGCACAACCAGTGACTACCGCAATCTTAATCATTAGGACTTATTCCATAGCATACTATTCTATCATACAAAGCATCTGTAACTGGTTGAGAGGATACTGGTTTATAGTATTTTCTCTCAAACTCATCATTTGCCGCCGTCATTGGTTCCTGATGAATAAAGGGAAAACAATTTGGAAAAAATATGTCATCTTCATCTGCTCTGTGAGGATAAAGATCTCCTTCTACCTGCCCAAATTCATATCTTTTATTGTAATAATTATCTAAGTATTTTTGTTGTAGATCATCTATATTAAACTGATCCCACCATTGAAGAATTGCAGCTGCTGAAACCTCACTCATTTTAAAGTTCCCTCCCCTGTCATTAATAGGTTCGTCATCCATAAGACCAAAATTAATACTTGCCCTTGCATATTTTTCGTATTTTTTATCTATAATAATTAAGCCACCTTCTCCAAACCCAATTGGTTTTGTATGGTGTAAAGAAATGTAAGAAGCGATCCCTAAATTACAACTGTTAGTACCCTTCCAAAATGAATAAGGACTTGCAGCATTATCAAATACTACATTTTTGTCGCTTAGTGTTTGTAAGATAAGATCAATATCTTGTAAATGACCAAAACAATTAGTTACAATAACTAAGTCAGAATATTCAATTAAGTGAGGATTAGTTACATCAATATTCAAAGAAACATCAAAATCTACAGGTAATGACCCTATGGCTCCTCCCTGCACGTTAGAAGGAAAAGTAAAAGATTGTGTAGCTACTTTTGATCCCTCTCCTGCTTTTCTGTCAATAGCGTAAATAATACCAGAGATAGCTGACGAGCCGCTAGAGGTCGCAATAACTGCCTTAGAATCATCAATCTTAAGCATTTCACGTGCTCTCTCTTCCAGCATTTTTACAGCGTTTCCATAATTAGAAAATTGATTACTTTCTTGTGCAGGAATTAAGTATTTTTGGAATAAGTCTATATCGAGATATTTTTTGAGAATAAAAGTCATATGTTAACAGACTCGTAAAGTGACTTCCAATTTACAACAGGAGTAAGACATCCTTCTTGTAAATGGGTAGAGTGTCCTGGGATTGGGCATAAGCACCCAACTTGTTTAAAGGCTTTCCATGTCCAAGTATCATCTGCAAAAGCTCCCGCCCGTAGTAGCTCATACTTATATTGTAGCCACGTAGAACCTTTAGCCGCGACTGTTAAAGTCGCGCTAGGGATAGATCTAAGATGCCCATACGGTCCCATATGAACCTCGCAAATTCTGCTAGAATCTAGAGTATACCTATCTGGATAATCTTGTGGGGCATAAAAGCCGTTGTAACCTGTGTCAAATAAAGCTTTTAGAGCAGGTATAGCGTGAGAAAGATGTAGATAGTCATCTTCACATATATAAATAATTTCATCAGGATTTGATTCTGCAACGGCAACAAGATGTTCCATTAGTTCTGGACAGGAGTTAGCCATAACAGGGTGATAATTAGGATAAGGATCTTTGGCCCTTAGTTCTGGTAACGGTGTTATAGGATGTACCCTAAACTGGGCGCTGGTATTGTTTCTCATCCAATCAAGTGTTTCTGGAGTAGTTCTATCATCAATTACTACAATTAAATCACGTTCATCGAGACTATGCTGAATAGACATATAACACTTTCTAATAATTTCTAACTTGTGTTTTCCGTCCCACCGAATACCGTCACCGGTAACTTCATCACCAAGAGACCCTGCTTTTAAATTTGCTTCACAACTTCTAAAGAAAATAATCATTGTTTTTTTGGTTTCTCCGTGATGATACCGTGTTTAAAGAACTGACGAGTACTCATATCTTCAAATAAATGTTCTCCAGAACTGAGAGTGTTATCGTCACCAATATTAGTGTTAGAAGTAACAGTGACTGCATTACCTAACCAATTATCATCTCCTACGTTACAGTATCCTAGGATAGTAGCATACGTAGTAAAAATATTATGACTTCCCATTTTAACGTCATGATGTACTGAAGCATAGCAATTTAAAAGATTAAAATCACCTAGAGAAGCATTTGCATTTGTCATAGCAAAGCAATTAAGCACATTACCTATACCTAGGATAGAAGTTTGTGATAAGTGTGCTTCATTAGCTACCATGTTTGGAAAATGATTAATATTCTGATCATAATAACCAAATAAATGTTCTAAGAATACTTTACGCCACTTACGGTGACCAGTCCCTAGAACGAATGCAGATTCTTTAGGATAAGTAAAATTATTAATACCTTCGTCGTTAATAAGGACTGCTTTACCTTCCTTTAAGATAATAAATCCTCCAAAATCTTCTATAACTCTGCCTAGTACAAATTGCTCAAAGCATTCTTGGGCATAACCACCATTACCTAGTATATATGTTTTATACATCATAAAACTTTCTGATAAATATCTTCAGCTATTTCTTGTGTAATTTCTCTTGGGTTATTAACCAAAAGCCTTGCTTGTTTCATTGCTTCTTTTGCTAGAGCCGGGATATCCTTACTAGTAATTCCGTAGTAACTCATTTGTGTATTGATGTCAGCTAATTCTGCTAGTTCTTTGATATTTCTACACATAATTTCAACAACATCACTTTTGTAGTAGTTAATCTCTCCTGCATCATGAGGGAATAGGGCTAAAGCTAAAGAAGAATAATCTGTAACTTCTTGATTATATGATAAAACACCAGGAAGAACCAAGGTATTTGTTAAACCATGTGGTAGTTTAAAATGTCCACCAAGAGGGTACGCAAGAGCATGTACAGCTGCGACTGGTGAGTTACCAAAAGCCTGCCCAGCTAACATTGCGCCATATTGTACATTAGCTCTTGCCTCAATATTCTCTGGCTCTAAAATAGCAGTTTTTGTTGATTTACCTAACCAACGACATGCTTCGAGCGCTAACATTTTTGAGTACGGATTATTATTAAGATTTGTGGAAGTAAAAGACTCAATAGCATGAACCATTGCATCAATTGCGCTATACGCTGTAAGCCGAGGACCACACGAGACTGTAAGGAGAGGATCTAAAATTGCGGCATCAGGAATGATTTTATGAGAGACAATTCCCATTTTTGTTGTCTCACCTGTAGTAATAATTGAGACAGGTGTTACCTCTGATCCTGAACCAGCTGTAGTAGGTATAAGAACTAAAGGTAATCTTGAACTATAGATGTTGTCAACACCCCAGATATTATCAAGTGAGGTTTCTTGTTTTAAGAGAACAGCAGCAACTTTTGCTACGTCAAGAGATGATCCACCTCCGATACCTATAACGCCATCTACCTCTTTACTTACTCCATACTCAACACAATCTAATACATTTTGAGTAGTTGGGTCTTGTACTAAATCGTAAAATACGTGTTCTGCCCAAGACCATTTCTGTGCTTCAATAACAATATCTGTTTTTACTAAGTTTGGTCCAGTTACGATTAAGGGATTTCTAACATTGAGGTCAGACAGGATTCTGCCTAAGAACTGTAATCTGTTTTCGCCGATTACGAGACGGGGAGTTGTATTAAAATTAAACATTAAAACCTCATAAGAGTTGTAAAGGCCCTTTCTGTTGCTAGGTGGAACCATACCCCGTGAGATTATGCCGCTATGCGGTAATCCTCGATTGCGAAATTATCATTTGCAATTGTTTGTTTTCTTGCGGTTGAGGTCGCTTGCGCACCTGCTTCTCGGCATTGTTTTTATTACGTCTGTCGATCCTAGTTCGCCCCCATCATAAACACTTCAAGCAATGATCCAATTGACAATGCTATTAATCCATATTGTACAAATCTCAATAGCAAATAAGTTACTACTTCATCCATTTTCTACTCCAAGTGTTTATGGTGGAGGCGTCGGGTACTGCCCCCGAGTCCAGCCCGTCTATTTTACTACTCCTCAAACGAAGCACTAGTTCTATTCAAAAATTTGTAACAATGTGCTGTCTGGTTTAGTTGTTTTAAGTTCATTATAACCTTGCCCTATACCAATGCTGACCATTGTAATCATCCAAATTGCGATAATAATAAAAGGACTCGGCAGTATTAGGTACCAATAGGTACGGAATATTCCATGTCCCTTTTCAAGTCTAACTGCACGTTTATGAGCAAACCAATGTACTATCCAACGCACACATGCTTTAATTTTTTCAGTAAACCACTCACCTACAAAGTGTCTTATAAGACGCATAGCTATAAGTATTGGACTACTGATAACTTCCCATATAATTAATAATATATCAACGACAAGATCAACACAATGGTCAATCGTTATCCACTTCTTTATCTTTTGTAGCAGTTTCATTAATGGTTACTATGTGAGTAGAGAGATTTTCAGGGGTATCTCTATTTAGTGTTCCAGACATAGCCTTTGCTTTAGACCAGGTATCAAATTTTTTGATAGTCTGTTCACCATCAATCTCTTCTGTCACTACTCCTATTTCATCATTTTCTGTATTATGTATTTCAATAATGTAGTACATTAAATTAATATTACCTGCTTTAAGTTCTTCAAAATTTATAATTTCTGTTTCTACAAGAATAAAAGGTTCATTATCTAAAAAGAGTTTCGTCAATATCAAATTCTTTCGGGTCGTTATCTACAGATTTCCAATTAAAAATTCTAAAATTATCTGCTTCTAGATCCCAAACGAGTTCCATACCTTCTGGATATTTTTGCTCAGAACCTGCTCCTTGTACTTTTTCATCAAGGAACTTCTCTGGTAAATCATATAGTCTTGCAAAAACCATATCACGAGACTCACCATTTTTCTTTTTAAATGTGCCTTTGTAAGCTTTCATATAATCCTCCTTATTTATAAAGTATTATAATAAAACTACTTAGGACTATGCAAGATTGTTTTTACGCAAAGCTGCTATATATTGTTGTACTACTGTATTCCACTCTTCTAGTGTAAATCTATAGATGTACTCATAAGATTCTGAGAATAGTTTAACACGATCTGAAAACTTTTGTAGATACCAATTTCTTGAATGTATGGGGCCATACCAACTATTTATATCTTTTCTCATTAAATGGGTAAAAGTTTGAATAGTAAAAACTAAATTATGAACATGATTATCGTTTATTCTGATTGCCAGAGTAACGTTGCGTTCGCTGTTGATTTGAACCTTTGTTAGGTCTTTGAACATTGCGTTTATTTTTCCTGCTATTTCGCAGCATATTTCGCTCTTCGCGAATGAACTGTTTTTCTAGATCTTGTCTCTTCTTCTGCCAACGTTTTGCTCCTGCTTTAGCCGCTAACCTTGATTTTTCACCTCTAGAAATGAAATGTCGCCTATCACGCACTTCTTTCATAACACCTTCATTATGTAGTTTTTTCTTTAAGATGCGAAGCGCTTTTCCAACATCATTGTTTCTTACAAAAATTTTCATATTTTCTATAGTAGTCTCTCACTGTATCATCATAATTTGTAAATTTAAAGTTTACATCAAATGTATTTATTAGTTTGCTATTATCTAGCAGCCCTCTTGGTTTACCCGTTGGTCCTGATTTATACTGAACATCAAAGGGCTCTGGATATATATTAGCCAGTGCTTCCGCGTTTCTCGTAAATGCGTATGAAATATTATAAATGCCAGGACACCAGCTGTCTAAAATATTTTTGATTGCTAAAACGAAATCGTCTATGTAGATACAACCAGCTCTCTCAACCATAACAGGTTTTGCAGCTGCAATCTGTCTTTCTATATTCATCCAGATTGAAAATTTACCATCTCCCATACCATAAACATGTATGGGTCGCAAAATTACATCATTCTCTCCGCAGATAGTTTCTGCCTTTATTTTACTGTCCCCGTAATGGTCCACAGCTCCTAAAGAGTACTGCTCGTCAATTACTCCTTCCCAAGTGCCGTAAACCATGCTACTACTTATATGTAGAACAGGTGTTTTAGGAAGGTACAATTTAATTAAACTTAATCCTTGTACTATAGAATCTGAAGTAAATTTTGGAAAATGTTGTGATAGGATAGCTTCTGACAAAGCTCCAAAGTTAAGTACTAAATCATAGTTTGCTCTTGGAATATCTTCAAAACTCCATTTTTTATAGTATTGATTGAATTTACCTTTTACTAAATCAATTCTATACTTTAGATTGAGTTTTCTATGACGTTTCTCAATCTCATTAGTTTCTTGTAAACCTTTTGTACCTCGATGAATATATTTATAGCCTACATACTCATCGGTAAATCCGTCAAGTATATCTACGTCATGAGTCCGTCCTAATTCTGCTACTAGATGTGCTCCTATAAAACCCATCCCTCCTGTTATTAGTATCTTCATAGCACAGACTTTATTCTTTCAAGTTCCTCATCAGTTAAATAATGATGAGAAGGTAGATGAACAGTAGAAGAGCAAAACTCCACTGTTTTTGGACAATCATCCTTTTCAGGATTAAGCCACGGTAGCAAATGAAGAGGTTCTTTAAAAAATGTTCTAGCAAGACACTTTACAGAGTTAAGTTTTTGAATCACCTCATCTACTTCAAAGGAAGGTACACTCATTGTATATCTCTCCCAAACATAATTTTCTCCAGGTATATTTCCATAGGGAAGATTGTCTTTATACCAAGTAGCAATCTGTCTTCGACGCTCTCTATACTGGTTTTGCTCAAACAATTCTATTTCTTTTAGAAGAACTGCGCATGATGTCATGTCCATGTATGATTTTGTACCTACACAATGTATTTCCTTATCTTTTCCTCTGCCGTGTGCTGATATTTCATAGATTCGATTAGCAATTTCATCAGAGTTAGTACAGATAGCCCCACCAGATCCGAGCGTTCCTGGATACTTTGTAAAATCAAAAGAAAAACACGCGGTAGAACTCATAGAGCCGGGAACATATGAGTACGGCTCTCCCATATAAAATGCTGGAGCTGCGTCTTCAATGATGTGAGTTCCGTAGGTTTCACAAACTTTAACTATCTGATCTACTCGTGCAACTGTCCCAAAGTTATGAACTATGACCACTGCAGCAGCTTGTGTTGTTTTAATTAAGGTTTCAAGTTGGTTTAAATCTATATTACCTGTGGCATCTATATCACAGAAACGAATACGACGATTCATAAATACCACTGCATTAGCAAATGCTCGCCAACCATAAGATGGAACGATTACTGTGTCATTAGGTTTTGTGAGAGCGGCAATTGAAATTTGAAGAGCATCTGTACAACAGTCTGTAAATTGCCAGTGAGTAACATCGCTTAGTTCAGTACACTTATTTGCAAGAGCAAGCTGTACTCCTCGCATCTCTCTACCATCTTCTGTTTGATAAGGATCATCCATATTATCTGAGATAGCACGAAGATAGTCTACTCGATGACGTTCTATTCTTCGTTTATGAGGTATGAAGGCAACAGCCTTGGGCATTTAGGAGATTCCCATAATTCCTTTGATCCAAGCGATAACTTGAGAATTATCTAGTTTGAAATTTTTTATCTGCACTTTAAAATCATCTTTTAGCACTAGTATAGCAGGTAGACGATTTGCACGGGCCTGTTTAGAGTGTCTCTTAAGTCTAGCATCATTTTGATTAGCTTCCTCAACTACAAGGTCAGGAATTGCATCTTCTATTGCTTTTTTCTGATTTTTCATGTATTGTACTTGTGTTGGTTGAGAATCATCTGCAAATAACACTATTTTATATGTTGGCATTCAATTTTTCCTTTAATTCATCTACATCAATTCTTAGCATAGATAGTTCATTGCGAAGGTCAGTAATTTCTTGGTGAAGATAGCGAATATCTCCTCCAAGATCGTTAGCAACCTCGTTAATAGTAGATTGCATTTCTCTCATTTCCATCTTGAGTGTTTTTTCAGTTACATACATAGCAATACTGTATCAATAATTTTATGTCAAGTCAACAACTTTCACGTTTTAACCTAATCTTTGCCTTGCTATTTGGCAAAATTTTATATAAAATACATTATAACAATAAAAAGGGACTACTATGCACAAAAGACCAACCCTCTCAGAAGCTAAAACTTTTCTTAATCAACATGCCCCCGACATTATGCAAGAGTATACAGATCTATTTAATACTCATGGCGAGTTCTTTGCAGCTCGATTTGTTGTAGACATTGTTGACCACTATAACCATTTAAATAACGTACAGGAGACTGTTAAATATGGCACGCGCTAAACCCGTACCCTTTGGAACTGATGTAGGCTATGCAGACTGGTCAGTGAGACGTACTATCCATGAAGCGGAAAATGTAGCTCGTTGGAATCCGTGGCTGGCTCATGAATGGATGGAGCAAGCCCATAATCGGTTAGACATCTATACCGCGCCATTTCATGATCAATATAATCGTGCAGTGCATCGTATTAATGCTTACTGGCGATCAATTACTTCAAACTACTATTATTCTCAGAAAGAGTTCTGGAGCAAAGGAAAATTTTCGCTACCGCCTAAGATGTTAGAACCGCTTTATGATGAGTAGTTATTATAATATTTTTTGAATTGCACTTACCCATAAACCATGCTATTAATAAAGGTATAAAAAATGTATTTTAAGCTTGTGTCGAAGAACGCATATCGTGATTTAGTTAGAAACGCACGTCGCATTAGCATCTCACAGCTAAGTGATAGCGAGAAAAGCGAAGCTTTTCAAGAGCTGTTCACTCTGTTAGAAAAAAGACTCGATGAGTCTACACGTTCACTTAACGTTGAGGCAGCGTATGCACAGCGTTGTCAGCATTGGAACCAGCGTGATATAGCTCAACTCCAGCCGGTTAAAGACTGTCGCAATCCTTGGCTACAGTTCAAACGTGAGTTTGTTTTAGCGCTACGCTCGCAGAGCGTCTGCCGTGGTGTAGGAGTTGCACTAGCTTGGTTCTATCAACAACCACATCGCGATGATTGGGTCGCCTCATAAGTCCACGCAAAGCGTGTGTCTCGAATCTGCGACCGTAGGGAGCAAGCCTATGCAGCTATCTGAAGCTTCAGGATTAGTCTGGAAAATTATCCAAGGCATGCCGATTGAAGTGTTTGACGATGATTCTGGAGAAATCTGGGAAAACGATACTTGGGAACTTGTAAGATCTCGCACTGAAGGAGACTTTACAGGTTCTCGCATCATTGGTTCAGCTAATCTAGTCACTGCCCTTAATATTCTTCATCAAAAACTAATTATCAAAAGTGCTGTTAATAACCAGTACGTACCTTCCGGCGACCAAAGCTTAGAATTATTTTCAGAAGTCATGAGCAGTCTTCAGGAACAAAAACTTATCCGTAAACGCCCTGAAAAAGTAAGAGAAACTTTTAAAATTGTACAATGATAAATCTTGTATATGAACATGAATGGAAACCAAACATCTGGTTCCCTAATCTTACTGGGTATCTTGAAAACGATATTCACTATTGTCCTAAATATAAAAGACAAATTCCGTGGATGTTTCAGTTTTTTCTCCCTGACATTCGTATAATCTCACCTGACGAAATTGATACAGTTGATTCATTTATATATCCCGTGTTAATGCAAGAACCTTACCTTCAAGTCAGAACTCTTATCAATAACCACCACGAAGACTTTGGTTTTTGGTCTTATATAGATGAGCGTGTAATTAATTCTTTAAAACAGGGAAAAGGACGGGTAATAATTGATGCCTCTATGGAGCCTCCTAATCGTTATGACTTTGAACAGCTTATTGCATCTTTAGATGACTGCACTCAAGTTCCTAACGACAGATTACATATAAATATTAGTGATCAACGATTTGTAGATCATAATCGAATTCACTGTTTTCCTAGCTTTTTAGAACTTCATTTCTGTGCTAGGCATATGTATGACCCTCATAATACTTTTACTTTAGAAACTAAAGGTAAGAATAAACATTTGAGATTCAATATTCCTTTAGATTACGAATGGCCTGGTATTCCAGAAAATGTTGATCCTGATTACCCTAAAAAAAGATTTTTACTACTTAATAAGCGTACAGATAAACATATTGGTGCTGTACTCATTAATACTTTATTGGAGCAAAATGACTTATTAAAAAAAGGTTTAGTAAGTGTTGACTTTCAAGGAGAGTTTCTTCCTGAGACATACAAAGCTCTACAAAATGATTGTAATGATTCACGACTAAAAGATTTAAATATTGAACCACTTACTTCTGGCAAACATTATACTACAGACGATTTTTTAGTTATTTCTAAAGCAATGGATGCGATAGATTTTAACTTAGTTATAGAAGCGTATTTTTCGGATAACGTTATAGATTGGCCTTTAATAACTGAAAAAATATGGCGAAATATAGCTTGTAAAAAGCCCTTTGTTGTTATTGGACAAAAAGACACACTTAAATGGTTCAATCAACTAGGTTATCAATCATTTCATCCAATGATTAATGAAACTTATGATCAAACTTCTAGTGACTATGAACGTTTTATGAGAGCTTTTATAGAGGCTAAAAAAGTAATTGAATCAAGTAGTTCTGAAATGAAATCTTTGTTAGACGACTGTGAGCCTATATTTTTACATAATCAAAAAAACTTTGAAAATAGAGTCTTAGACTTGAGGGAGTTTTTGGATGAAAAAGTATGATAAAAGTAAATTCTTTAATATAACTCAATTTACAGACTACAAATTAAACTATTGGGCAGTTCCTAAATGTGGTTGTACGGCTGTAAAAGCTGCACTTGCAAAGCAAAAAATATTTGATGAGTCTTCTACTGATTACTACTACATACATCACAACTTAAACTTAACTTACATAACACCGAGTTATGCAGAAGTTAACGGTAACTTTAATATTTCAGTTGTTCGCTCTCCTTATCGCAGGTTGTTAGCCTTATATAAACATTTTGCTCTCCGGGACACTGAACGCTGTTTAGAATTAGATCCTAATATAAATTTATCGAGAGTTCATAATCTAAATTATTTTTTACATTATTTACTCGATGAGCGTGATTTAGAAGACTGTAATCACCATTTTCAACCCATTTATCGCTTCTTATGTTCTGATAATTTTATTATAATACCTAAATTAATATATGACTTTGACGAAGATTTATTTAGCCTAACACATTTGCTAAAAACTCATGGTTGTACATTAGAAAGAGCTAATGTTTCTAACATGGAAATATCTCTCAGTCGTAGTCAAAAAAGTTTAATAGCAGATCGCTATTGGACAGACTTCAACCTTTTTAACTTTGAGGAATAAAATGGAACCAGCACTAAAACAAGAAGTACGTAAAGAAATTTCACGCATCGTAGACTTGATGATTCAAGCAGAATCTATTCGAGAATCTATTGCAGAGCTAAAAAAGGACATTAAAACTGAATATGGCTTACCTGTCGCTACTATCACTAAAGTAGCCACTATTGTTCGCAAAAATTCTCTTGAAGAAGAAGAGGAAAAATGGGATGAAATTAAAGAGTGGGTAGATGCTTGCTCATAAGCAGTGTTGCTAATTTCATATGACTAATTGCCCCTGCATGAGAGTTATCGGGGGCAAAGTCGTCGTGCTTTTCTAAGTCTAGATGAAATTTTACATAGTCATCGGTTAGTTCTTCTAGAAGCGGGTGTAGGTGGGGAAAACAACAATGATGTATCATTGGTATATTGGCTCGTTGACACAATAATATTTGTTTCGCTACTGCCCCACTCCATAGCCTTCTTACTAACTCTTCATCCGAGTAATATAACATTCCAGCTGCGTGCCACGCGGCTTGGTGCTTTTTATCTTCTGACCTACGATTAGCTAAAATTTGTTCAGAGAGTATCCAGTTTCTATAGTACTTTTCATTTTTAATCACATGGTTCGCGACTATGAATCCTTGAGTTATGTTGTTTCTTACGTCCCATACTTGCCACCTATATTCGCTTGTATGGCCGACTACAATCAAATCAGGTTTTAACTTGACAGCTTCCTCAACTTGTGCTGTAATAAGGTATTCAGATGCACCACTTTGAGAAAGATTAGTTAATTTATCAGATTTTAATAACTTTTGAAGTTGGTAAGGATATGCTTGAGAACTATTCTCAAGGCCTTCGCCTTTTGTAAAACTATCTCCGCAGGTTACTATGTACATTAATAATGAAATCTTTGTTATGGGTAATTCTTGGTCTATGCAAAATGATGAGGCCAACTTTACGGTATTTGACATACTAGGCTTAAAAAATCGCTGGGAAGAAACTGGAGCCAGTATAGATGTTCAAGCTGATTTTATCATACGAAACGAACTTGTCAAGGATTTTAAGGTTATCTGGTTAGTGGGGCATCACCACAGAGCAGACCCTACAGGTGAGCATAAATATTTATTACCCTATCCGTATGGTTCAGAAGACCCTTGGGGGGACTTGACTAGGAAACTTTGGTTTAAAAAGTTTACCAAACTAAAATGGTACTGGCGTACTCATGTATTATTTGTATTATCCGTTTTAAACACTTGTACTCCAGACAATCTTATGATTGTTCCTATTTATCGCCCCTGTGTTATAGAAGATCCGTTGATACAAGGGCATCCTTGCATATGGAATCAATATTTAAGAGATTTTGCAAAGAAAGAGGGTGAGTATGCTGGATATGCAGGTCATATGAATCAAAAAGGGCATTTTGCATTTGCACCCTTACTTGCTAAAGAGGTTTATGATAGATGGAAGATTACATTGACCCAGAATGGGCCGACGCAGTTACTGTCGGGTTCTCAGAATCAATAGCTAAGAGTTCTACAAAGTTAGTAGACTATTGCTCTAAAAACTATACTAGGTACGGGCATCAGTGGAGATGTGATGTAGCCGATAAAGTTGCAATTTTATTAAAACCAGGAGAAGGTTATGAGTGGCATTTTGATAACCTAGATTATTCTCATGGGAGACTTACTTCTTCTAGAGCAAGTCGTTTTTGGACGCATATTGTTTATCTTACTGAGGGTAAGCCTTTTGAAATAGGTACTTGGAATCCGAAAAATGAGAGAGTTTTACAGACAGACTTTTCTGCACCAGAACCCGATAAGATAATAGCTAGAATATACCCTAAACCAGGCAAAACCATGTATTTTCCTTGTTTTATGGTTCATAGAATTCAGCCGGTAGTGGATAATTACAGATGGGCTTTTGTGGATTTTGTAAGCTCTCCTAACTACTTAGGTAAAACTAAAAAAGATTTAACCTCAATATTTAATAGGTACTTTGATGAACATACTAGGAGTCAGCTGCTATCACCACGATAGTGCCGCAGCAGCATTAAAAGATACTCATATTTTAGGAGCTTCTCACGAAGAACGCTTTACTCGTAAAAAATATGATAATTCATTTCCAATCAATACTATATCGTGGTTACAGAATGCGTGGGAAGATTTTGAATTTGCTGCTTTTTATGAAGAATCTACATATTCTGATTTTAAATCAGAGATTAAAAAAATAACGAAAGCACAACCTATTCTAGTAGATCATCATGAAGCCCACGCTATGAGTTCTATTCTTATGACTGATTGGTATGAGTGCGCGGTAATGGTAGTAGATACTGTCGGAAATAAATATTCAACATCTTTAGGAGTTTATCGTGGAGGCAAAATTGAATGGATTAAAAGATTTCTTTATCCAAACTCTATTGGTTTATTTTACTCTAGTGCTACTCGTTTCTTGGGACTTAAACCTCTTTCTGACGAGTCTCAAGTGATGGCAGCAGCTGCTTATGGAGAACCTAAGTGGCTGCCTTGGATAAATCAAAAAATTATAGACTGGAACGCAGATGGAGATTATACTGTCTTGCATAATTTTGAACGCGGCGTTGGTTATGGCGTTTTGGATTGGGACGTAGCAGCGTCAGTTCAACGTGTAACTGAAAACGTACTTTTGTCTTTAGCTACTTGGCTACAAGAAGAAACTGGGATGAAAAATTTAGCTTATGCAGGAGGTGTCGCCCTCAATTGTGTAGCTAATACTAATATTAAAAAACATTCAGGATTTGAATCTATTGCGATACAACCTGCTGCAGGAGATGCTGGATGCGCTCTAGGTGCTGCTGCTTTGATTTGTAGACCTAATTGGGAAAATGCTTATCTAGGGGTAAGCGCTAATAACGGAATTACTACTGACGAAGTAGCGGCTAGGTTACTTAAGGGGGAAATTGTCCCAGTTATTCAAGGCAGAGCAGAGTTTGGTCCTCGCGCGCTTGGAAATCGAAGCTTGCTATGTATCCCCACAGATGATAACATAGAAAAGCTAAATCAAATTAAAAAGCGTGATACAGATTCGTGGAGACCTTATGCGCCTATATGCCAAGAAGAAGAAGCTGATACGTGGTTTAAAATTTATCAGCCTAGTTATGATATGTTGTTTGTTGCTGATATTATTGGAGGTAACTTTAATACTCACGATAAATCAGCTCGTCTTCAAATAATAAGTCGTAATAAGAATGCATATATTTGGAGAATATTAGAGATAACAAGACAACATGGTTATCCTATACTAATTAATACAAGCTTAAATGCGAAAGGAAAACCGATTGTCAATACCGTTGAAGATTATGAAAGAGAAGTTCAAATACATAACTGAGGTAGATACTGATACTCTACCTAGTGGAAGAACTTATCATACACCTGATGGATCTTATCCATCTATTACTACTATTCTAGGTAAAACCTCAGATCAAACTTGGTTACAGAAATGGAAAGAACGAGTAGGAGAAGAAGAAGCCGCACGGGTTTCCAAAGAAGCGACAGATCGAGGCACTTTAGTTCACGAATTTGCAGAACGTCATTTCAACGGGGAAGACGTATGGGACGAATTAACACATCAGAGGCTAGACGTAAGACAAATGAGTCGTGATTTAATTAGAGCCACAGAGCGTGGAGTTGAAGAGATTTGGGGACAAGAACAAGTTCTTTGGTCTAATAAATATAGGTACGCAGGTAGAACTGATATGGTCGGTATTTGGAAAGGTAAACCTACAATTATTGATTTTAAAACATCAAAAAAGAAAAAGAACCAGAAACAAATCACTGACTATTATATTCAAGGCTGTGCGTACGCTGTCGCACATAATGAGATGTACGGTACTGGAATTCAAGATGTGGCTATTATCATGACTATTGATGGAGATGATCCGATTGTTTTTGAAAAAAGTGCTATACCTTTTTTACCCTTGTTAAAGAATAGGAGAGCAGAGTTTGATAAACTGCAAAGAGCTCAAGATTCATAAACTTGAAGGAGTTGATGTACAGCGAGTGATGTATTTCTATAAACTTGGAAATCATCTTTTTGCAGAAAGGTACTTTGTGCCTCATTGGAAATCTTTTGACTTAATTCATGATTCAGTAGCTTCGCCTATGTTAAAACACTTTCCTACAATAGAAAAATGGCTTGAGACTATCAAAAGACAAAATAAAATAGGAAAAATTAATACTATGTACTTATCAATACTAAGTGGTAAAAATCAAATACCTTGGCATGTTGATAAGTCTGATACAGATACTTTTAGCCCTTCTTTTATTACTTCTATTAAAACTGATAATAGTTTTATTGAATTTAAAGATGATAAAAAATATACTTATAAAGAAGGCATGAGTTATATAATTAAGAGCGGTGTTGAGCATCGCATATTCAATCTAGACGAAGAGCCAAGATTAACTCTTTGCGTAACCCCGGAGGTAAATGATCATGTTGTTAAAATGGTTGCTTGATAGGTATCATATGTGGAAGTTTGATCGTGAGTTTGAAAAGAAGAAAAAAGAGATAATGAAGCTTGACCCTTTTATTTATGATATCCCAAAAGATGATAAGAAGAATTAAGAAACCACTAAAGGACTTTTTAGATAATCAGTCATTGACCGATGCTGAAAAATCCTTTATATTAGGTTGTATAAATGCTCAGACAAAGTATCCCCAATTGACACATCGTCAGTGGCAAATTATTTGTGAGATAGAAAAGAGATATAAAGATGGCAAAGATTCCAGGATTAAAACGGACTCCTAGCGGAAAAATTAATTATAGAGGGAAAACATTTGATGGATTCAACAAACCACGAAGATCAGACAGAGCAGAGAAAAAAGGCATGGTCTTGGCAAAAGAAGGAGATAAAGTGCGAGTCATACATTTTGGAGACTCTTCAATGGGGCATAACTACTCTCCAGAGGCACGAAAATCTTTTAAAGCACGCCACGCCCGCAATATCGCCAAAGGAAAAATGTCAGCAGCTTACTGGGCTAATAAAGTCTATTGGGCTGGACCTTCAGGATCTAAAAAGTCGCCTCCAAAAGGTCAGAAACATAGAAAAGGCTAATTGATGCTCAGTAAAGTTCTAATTGGCATTTTAATAGCGATATTAGGCATGGGCTATTGGTATTATACTACTACTCAAACTCGTATTAGTATTTTAACTGAAAATAATGCTAAATTAGAGACAGCTGCTATGATTAGTGAACAAAGCATTAAAACACTTACGCAACAAGCAGAGAAAAATCAACAACTTACTATCCAGCTTCAGACTGACTTACAAAAGGCTGAAGCATACGGAGATAATCTTCGTCAAAAACTAAGAGAATTAGATTTACTCGCAGACGCACTTAAGGATGCAGCAAATTTAGAAGGTAGAATGAATGGAGCAACAGCTAAACTTTGGAGAGATTTTATGGAGAGCACTGGTAGTAGCAATAATAAGCCTCTTCCTAACTGGTTGCAGTCTGATCCCCGAACAGGAAGTCAAGATAGTAACTCAGACTCAGAAAGTAACAGTACCAGTAGTAGCGAGACCCAAACCACTCCAGCTAGTTGATACTAGAGTTTATGTGGTTAATAAAGATAACTACGAACAATTTGTAAAAGATTTTACAGAAGAAAATGGTGAGTTAGCTTATGTCGCTTTAGCTATTAAAGATTATGAAAATTTAGCACTTAATATAGCAGACATTAAACGTTTTATCGATCAACAAAATGAAATTATAATTTATTATGAATCAGCAATGAAAGAAGGAGACGAAGATGGCACCAAGAAACCATAAAAACTGGATTAGTTCACCAAAAGTCGAATATATTAACAGTGATTGTTATAATAGTTATGAAGTATATAAAGCAGAACAAGAACAAATCTTTTCAAAGGTTTGGATTCCTATGTGCCATATCTCAGAAATGTATAATGAAGGTAACTATAGAACAACACAAATTGCTGGGCAGAACGTAATTGCAGTAAATACTAAAGATGGTATTAAGGCGTACCGTAATCATGGGTTCAATTACCCTTCTGGTACAGTAGCTGCACCGATTGTAACCGTTGAACCACAACTACACTGCGAAGTAAAACATGGTGGAATGGTCTGGGTCACACTTGATCCTAACCCTACACAGAGTGTGGATGAATGGACTGCTGGAGCATTTGATTGTATTGCTGATGCAATTGATACTGAAGAAATGGAAGTGTTTCATTACCACAAGGCAGTAATTGATACAAACTACAAGCTATGGCATGATACTAATTCAGAATTTTATCATGACTTTATGCACTACTTTAATCGTGTGTCAGGATTTAACGATGAATACTTTGCTAGAAAAAATATTCCTTTTGATAATGGTCATGTTAACGTGTCTAGCTTTACTGTTAACTATACTGAGTATGACGGCTTTGAGGATAGAGGGGAGTTATCTTTTCCCAATCTGCCGCCCAACCAGTGGTACATGGTCGACCTCTTCCCAGGGTTTAATTTCAACCTACGGGGTTCCGCCTATCGTTCAGACTCAGTAACACCTCTCGGACCCAACAAAGTTCTTATAGAGTTTCGTGGTTATGGGCTTAGGTGCGATACTCCAGAAGAAAGACAAACAAGAATCAAACACCACAATTCTATCTGGGGACCATTCGGTCGCAATTTACATGAAGACTTAATTGGTGTTGCTGGTCAAGGTACTACCATGAGAGAAGGTACCGAATCGAGAAACATCCTACACGGACGCCATGAAAATTCTACAATTCATGATGAAGTTGGAATGCGCCACTACTATGCAGAGTGGGGTAAGTTTTTAGGTGTCAACCCTTCTAATCCACTAGCCCATTTACCCGAAAGTTTAGCTGCATGACCGAAACTAAGAATTGCAATAAATGTGGATGCAGCTGTCATTGTAAGTGGGATTCTTGCGAGAATGGTGCTTGTGGTTGTGATATTTGCGATTGTGGTACTATATCTGAAGAAGTTCCTTCTACTTTTTTTACTCCAACTAATGTTGCCTCTGCATGAAAAAACAAATTAAATTTCATCTAATGCAGGATTTTCCTGATCAAATCGTACTTCCTCCAATTCCCTCCAAGCGTACAGTCCCTGACTGGTTTAAGAAGACTCCGGCGTGGAACGAAGGTGATCAGACAGTTAAAAAATGTGTTCCGTTTTTAGATGCTATAACAGCTGGCTATATGCTTCTCAACCATGTTGATATTGTCATTAGACAACTTTCTGATATGTCCTTAAAACTAGACTTCATTGATGAAAAACACAAAGCGCTCATCTCTAAATGGCCCCCAATCCAGACTCATCCTATGCGACAGATGCCAGGTTCTCCTATGGAATCTTTTACAGTTCTTAAATGGATGAATCCTTGGCGTATAGAAACACCAAAAGACTATTCATTGTTATTTTTACCGCCTTTAAACAGACTTGATAGTCCTATTATCCCTCTTACAGGACTTGTAGATACTGATACTTTTGATAATATAGTAAATATACCTTTTATTCACTCAATGCTTGAGCCAGGGGGTTCAGAAATTATGATACCTGCAGGAACTCCTATATGTCAAATTATCCCTGTCCGACGTGATACGTGGGATTCAAAAGTTACATGGTTAGATAAACAAGAACTTCGTAAAACAAAAAAGAAGCGCGAAGAAATGCAAAAAGATAGAGAAGATTGGTATAAAAATCATGCTCATGTAAAAAAGAGTTATGATTAACATAAAATAAAAAAGTAAGATGTAGAGTTCTATATTAATCTTGTTTATTTTTAAAAAACGTACAAATTTAAATACTATAATCAATTAGGTTTGTACAGAAATTTATTTAAAAAGGAAAATTTTATGAATATTGAAAAATTAAGAGAAGAGATTGAGTATGATGAAGGAAATGTGGAAGAAATCTATTTGGATCATCTCGGTCTGCCTACTTTTGGTATTGGTCATCTCGTTAGAGAATCCGATCCAGAACATGGATGGGAAGTCGGCACAGCCGTCAGTAATGATAGGTGTGTTGAAGCCTTCAACGAAGATATCAAAACAGTCGTGTCTGACTGCTACGAACTATACCCAGACTTTGACGATTTGCCAGAAGAAGCTAAAAGAATAATCGCTAACATGATGTTCAATATGGGTCGCCCTCGCTTATCGAAATTTAAGGGAATGAAGCGTGGGGTAGATGCGCGTGACTGGATGGCTGCAGCTACTGAAATGGTAGATTCCCGTTGGTACCGACAAGTTACTAAGCGTGCTGATCGACTCGTAACAAGAATGAGAGCAATATCTTAATAAAAATATAATTTGATATTGCTCACTGGTTATACTTCTTATATAATTGGTTAATTTGAGCGCAGGTTTTAAATCTGCGCGTCTTTTTATATACAAGAAAGGTATAATAATGACTCAACTAATCTCTCCTACAAAATTTACTCACACTGTTGGCCTTTTAAGGTCATTTTTTTTAGATAAAGGTTTTAAAGAAGTTCACACACAGAATCGTCTTTCTATCCTTGCAGCTTGCGAAGATCCGTTTAACGTTGCTACTTATAACTATGCTGGTCAAGTTTGGCCTCTTCCACAAACTGGTCAGATGTGGTTAGAACATGAATTACTCTCTCAGCCCAATGAAAAGGGCTTTTTTTGTGTCTCAACTTCATACAGACAAGAACCTAACGCTATTCCTGGTAGGCATGATATTATCTTCCCAATGTTTGAATTTGAAATGCCCGGTGACATTGTAGACCTTAAAAAGATGGAATATGAACTTGTAGATTATCTTGGCTTTGATCGACCGATTGAGAAGACCTATGAGGCATGGCAAAAGCACTATAAGGTTGATGGAGAACTTGAAGCAGTGCATGAAACCGCAATGTTTAATGATTTTAGTACTGCTATGATTACTGACTTCCCTGAGTTTACTTCTCCGTTCTGGAACATGAGCCGTTATGAAGATGGAATTCACTCTAAAAAAATTGATGTAATTCTTGGCGGCATGGAAACTATTGGTTCAGCTGAACGTTCTTGTGACGTTGAGATGATGCGTGACACTTTTCATACTATCACTGAGGGAGCCTACGCAAATCTACTCTTTGAACTGTTTGGCAAAGAACGTGTAGAGGCTGAACTTGAGGAATTTTTAAAGTTTGACTTTTTCCCTCGCGTAGGTGGGGGTATCGGTATGACCCGTATGATAGCGGCGCTAGATACCCAGCTTCAACTCGCAGCATAATTTATTGTGGGGTGGTGAAACTGGTAGACACGCACGACTGTTTCTCGTGTGCCGAAAGGCGTGATGGTTCGACTCCATCCTCCACAGCCAATTTTAATTTTTCAAATTTCACAAAACTGTAACAATTTTGTAATATAATGAAAATAAGAGGTCTAGTGGCCTCTTATTACTTTTCTAAGGAGAAATTAAAATGGAACTTTTAACTCTTTGGATGGGTGTTGGTTTTTTATTTGCTGCGTATTCAGTTATAGCAAATGATTCAGTACAAACTCTCGGTACTTGGATTGCTTCTAACAACGAACGATTTCATTGGAGGACGATGTGGCTTGCTGCTTCGTCTGTTTTGTTATGGGCATTATGGTACGGATGGTTTACTTATGGGGGAGACATCTCCTATGGAAGACTGAATAAAATACCCTTTCAAGAAATTCAGTGGTATCACGCGTTAGCCCCTGGACTTCTACTTTTACTAACGCGGATCGGTGTGCCTGTAAGCACATCATTTTTAGTACTTTCAGCTTTTGCTTCTACTTTTATTTTAGAAAAAATGTTGATGAAATCTATGATGGGATATGCTGTTGCTGCTGTAGCTGCTTATGTTATTTGGATTTGTGTAACTAAAATTTTAGACGAATCTAGACCAGTTAAAGAAGAACATAAACGCTGGTGGAGAATTGGACAATGGGTTACTACTGGCTTTTTATGGTGGACTTGGTTATCTCATGATATCGCAAATATTGCGGTGTTTTTACCAAGACAAATTCCTGCTGACATGATGTTTGCAATTTCTGCTATCTTTGTAGGCGGGCTTTGGTTTATGTTCAGAGAAGGTGGAGGTAAGATTCAAAATATTGTTTTAGAGAAGCATAATACTCGTTATGTTCGTTCTGCTACAATTATTGATGCCGTATATTGGGTTATCTTATTCTTCTTTAAAGAGCTTAACGATATACCTATGTCAACAACTTGGGTGTTCGTTGGATTACTATGTGGACGTGAACTTGCTATGGCAACTATGACAGGCAAGGAAAAGTTTAAAGTTGTATTCCCCCTAATAGGAAAAGACTTTTTAAAAATGATGGTCGGACTTGCTGCTTCTGTTGGGGTAGTATTGGCTATCCATTACGTGATTGTACCAAACGGTCTTTAGAAATATTAAAATCTACCTATAACCACACTTCTATTTTGAGGTGTGGTTTTTCAATTGGACTACTTTTCTGTTTCAGCTATAATTTAGTTGAGGGAATTACGTTTTACGGTTTATAAACCGTGGGAGAAAGACATGTTAGCGGAAGCAATGGCAGGAATCGCACTTGTAAAAGCAAGTGTAGAATTTATAAAGTCAAACATAGACACAGCAAAAGACATAGGTGAGATTGCGGGCGCTGTAGACGGACTCTTCCGTGGTCAGGAAGAGATTGAACATAAACGCAGTAAAAAAGCAGGTGTTGGGATTGGCGACCAACTAGGAATCAAAACTGTAGCTCAAGAAGTAATCGATGCAAAAATAGCTCAAGAAAAAATGCAAGAAATGAAAAACATGATTAATTTGCGTTTTGGTCCAGATACTTGGCAAACTATAGTTGATACGAGAGCTAAAAGAATACAAGAAGAGAGAGAACGAGTCGCACAAATTAAACGCGAAAAAAGAGCAAAAGAAAAAGAATTTGAAGAGACTTTAAAGCAATTTGGTATTATTGCGGCAGTAGTAGGAGCAGCGATTGTTTTGTTTATCTTTTTATTCGCGGTAATTTTATGATTCATGTTTTTATGTTAATATTAATGATAAATGGGACAGAACAAAGAGGATCTTCAATGTATTTTTATGATATAAATAGATGCTTATACTTTGCTGAAAGGCTAGGCAAACAGAGAAATTATAGTGCTATTTGTAAACCAACATTAGCTGATCCTGCAAAGATTCGTGTATATGAATAACGCACTTGCTATCTTATTCTGTATTTTCCTTGTAGTTGTAATCTTTTTTATTTGCTATATGATAGACTGGTATTATAGAATACATGATGATTAGGAGTAAAAATGAAAAAAATTGATAAATTCGGATTGGAATTATTAGCTGGATTTTCTTTTGGTATAGCTGTAATTTTATTTGCAAACTTAGCGTTTGCTTCTGATTTTTTACAGATGCGTGAGTATCGTGGCAATGTTTGTTATGATGGAGACACTTGTTATGTTTCTGCACCCGTACTTCCTGGCAAACTAAGTAGAATGAGTGTTAGAGTACTTGGTATTGATACTCCTGAGATAAAAGGCAAGTGTGAAAAAGAAAAAGAACTAGCTCTCATTGGTAGACAAACTGCTAACAAGTTATTTCGCGCTGCGAAAACTATTGAGTTTAAAGATCTCAAATGGGATAAATATGGAGGACGTATACTTTCAAATGTGTATCTAGACGGTCTTCTTTATTCTGACATTTTAATTGATAAAGGTTTAGCTCGTTCTTATGATGGCGGAGCTAAAAAAGGATGGTGCGATGAGTAAGGCAGAAAAATATATTAACGTAAGAATTGGGCAATTAAAAGAAGATATGGCAAAAGCACATGATCCAATGGATCAGGCGTGGTATAACCGATTGATTCAAGAATTAGATTGGACTAGACAGATGTTAGCAAAACCTACTCATAATTGCTATATGGAAATGTGTAATGAGTAATTTTCAAAATCCATCTGCTACCGCTACTCGTAAAACTGAATCATTTAATCTTCAAGTAGCTCGTGGACACGTTTCTAACCATTCTGCTATCAATAAATTTGGTTGGAATTCTTCTGTAGGAGGCAGTTTTGAAACAGTGTGGGACGGTTCAAATGTGTACACTTATCAAAGTTCTGGTACAGCAACCGCTGTTTCTACAACAGATGCTGATGACTCTGCATCAACTGTTAGAATATCAGGACTTGATGCAAATTTTCTTCCTGCTACAGATTTAATTACAGTTGACGGATCTGCATCAGCCAATTCATACTCTCGTATAAATCGTGCTATTGTTGTTTCAGCAAACACAAGTACTACTAATTCAAATTCAATTGAAATCAGACAGGGTGGGGAGATAGCTGCTTTAATTACAGCTGGGGCAGGTCAAACACTGATGGCAGTCTACACAGTTCCTGCAGGAAAAACAGGTTATCTACATTATTTTCAAGGTTCAATTGATAAACAAAAAGAGGTAATATTTAGAATATTAGCAAGAGATAATGATGCGGGAACCGCTTTTAACGAAAAAGGACGTTTTGGTTCTTTTGGCGTACCTGTAGATTATACTTACGATTATCCATTAAAATTTAGCGCTAATACTGACATACAAGTACAAGTAAAAGCAGGTGCTACTACTGAAGCAGGTGCAATCTTTGACATGGTACTTATTGATGGAGCAGATACTATTGTTCCAGGAACAGGAGTTTCATAGTGTGGTTTTTCTTATTAAAATCTATAGCAGGTTCTATTGTAGGTTCCGCTACAGAATCGTGGTTTAGAGATACAAAATTAGGAGTATGGACATATGCTAAATTGGATTCGCTCTACACTTGGGCTTCAAAAAGGTACGGAATTAAAATGCTCACAGATGAACGAAAGCGAATGGCTAAATTCCCCGAACTCGCCAAACGACTCGACAGTATCGAAGCTCGTATCCGAATACTCGAACAAACAACAACTAACAGAAACTCAAGTGGCAACTATCAGGACTAGATTTAACACTTGGGAAAAAGATGGTCGAGAAATCGACTTTTAAAGGACGATAAAATGGATGATGATATTAAAACACTTCTTACTTGGGAAGAAGCTGAAACTTTACTTAAAGTAAAAGGTGCTTCTTTACGTAGAATAGAAGGTCAAAAAGCTCTTTGGGAGCGTATGCATACAGAGCGTGAAGCTTCTCAATTTGCAGATGAAGTAGCTCAGTCTATTTCAACGCAAACCTCTAAAAAACCACTTTGGATACTAGTGCTTGTAGCTGCTGTATTAGGTGCATATTTTTATCAAGAGGATATTATGAATTATATTCCTTGGGAGATGATTAATGGAAACGAAAACGGTTGATCCAGAAGTAGCCGCTAAAGATATTAACGGTGATGGGCATTTATCTAAAGAAGAGTTAGAGATGGATTTAGAATTTAAACGTAAAGCTCTAGAGGATGCAGACGCGATGCGAGATGCACAACGTAAAATGGCATGGTTTGCCTTATTTGGTATGTTATTATATCCTTTTGCTGTTGTACTAGCAGTTCTTATTGGGTTAGATCAAGCAAGTAAAATTCTTGGAGACATGGCCTCTGTGTATTTTGTTTCAGTTGCAGCTATTGTTGCTGCTTTTTTTGGTACTCAAAACCTTGGTAAAAGTAAGTAATTTTTTAATGGCGTGATTAAACCTTGTGGTAGATTAAGACTCTAATAAATCTTTGCAGAGTCCTTACAACTTTATATATACTATAGAAAATCAACGGAGATTCTATGGAATATTTCAATCAAAAACAAACTGATTGGCGCATTTCGCAATGCTGCCAATGGCATGATAAAACGCTTGCTAAAAGGTATAACTTTGGAACCACTACCAAGACCTATGCTCTTAAAGAGGGCGGAAAAGAGAAAGTTCAAACAAAGGCTATTGGGAACTGTAAAAAACTTCTCGACGCTCTTACTACTTATTTCCCAACTCAACCTTTTAATCTTAGAAGCTTTCGGATCTCTTCTGAGATGTTTCCTTGCTACACTCTTGAATTTACTCAAGACTGGTATAAAGAAATTTGGGAGGAGATTGAAACTATACTGGCTCAAGCTGGTGAGGCTGCAAAACGACACTCTGTTCGTCTTTCTGTGCATCCTGGTCAGTATACAGTTCTCGCTTCTAATAAACCAGATGTAGTAACTAAATCTATTGAAGATTTAGAGTATCATGCCCTATACGGTTCATTGATGGGATTACCTGCCGAAGATTTTTCAATGAACATTCACTTACAAGGACTATATGGAGGAAAACACGAAGATGGTATTAAACGCTTTGCCGCACACTTCCCCTACCTTTCAGACTATGCCCAAGGCTGCTTATCCGTCGAAAATGAAGATAAACCCAATGGATATGACATCCACCACACACTTGAACTTGCCCAACGGATCCCTATCCGCTGCACCCTCGACACACACCACTATGCCTGCCATCGAATGGTTGAGGCTGAGAGAGTTAAAATTGGAGAGAAAACGGTCAATCGGAAAATTAGAGACGTGGATCACATCACCCACACAAGTGACTACTTCGTGGAAGCTGTCAAGTCATGGAGAGGCGTACGCCCGTTGTTCCACAAATCACAATCCTTCCACCCCGATAATCGAGATTACTGGATGAAACCTAATGCTCATTCAGAAACTTACTGGGATGAGCATCTAATGGCAAATCATGTACCAATGCTTGAATATGCAGATTTTGATATTGAAGCGAAGCATAAAGAAGTTGCAGTTCAAGGATTCTACGAATTCATCAAATCAGAGGAAGATTTCAGTGGAGAGAGTGTAATCACTAAAAGATTATAATTTCTTTTTGACATACAAATCTCAAAGTGTAACAATGAGGGTATAGAAATATACCCTTTTTTATTGGAGTAATCATGGCAGTTCGTAAATTAACTAAATCATCTAATGGTACAAAAGCTTGGGAATCAATGAGTTCCTCTGTTAAACGTCGACCACAACAAGAATGGTGTGCTTTTTATACTCCTATGGGACGTATGGTAAGTAAACCTGCAGGAAAACGACCTAGGCACATGCATCCAGAAGATTGGTGCGCTGATAAAACGGCATTTAAAGGTAGAGTTATTAGGAGTTATTAATGAAATTTGATGGTCATATTCCTATTGATCATCCATCTCTCGTTCCTTTTAAAAAAGGATTTTTTACTAACACTGATACAAATGAGAAGTTATGGTTTTATATATATCCATGTTATGCGATGGCTTCATATACTGCTTATGAGATTGCTAAAATTAAAAACTTTTGTTATCTAATAGAGAGCAATAGTCACGCAGTAGCTTATGACGGTATTGATACCTGGGACTTGAAGTCTGGGTTTGTTGTAAGAAACTTTCGTTATCCAAGAGATGACTTCAGTTTAGACAAAGTTGAATATTTACATGATGCTATAAGACCTAAGAAATTTATTGAAGAGTTTTATTCTAAAGAAGTGTTAGAAGTGGCTCGTTCTAATCATGTTAATATATCAAGGTTAAAATATTATAAATAGGAGATCAAATGATACACGTAGAAAATTTTATGACTTCTGCCCCTTTTCCCAAAGAGGCAAGAACGAAATGGGAAAATACTGATATAATTAAAGCTATTCATAGAAGTCAGCATGCACAAAGAAACTTCGATAGAACAAAAAAGATTCCTATGGATGATTTAAAAACAATTATAACTGCTGCTACACAGTGTCCTAGTAAACAAAATGTAGCTTTTTATGATCTTTACGTGATTGAAAATAAGAAAGTAATAGATAGTATTTATGAAACTACAACTAATTTAATGCTAAATGACAAAGATAATACGGGATATGAAACTCTTTCTAATCCGCAAGTTTTAGGCAATCTACTTTTAGTATTTGTTGAGAAAGATGTAGCGGATGGATCTCACAAAGAGGCTAATGAATCAAATGCTGGAATCAATATAGAAGAAACAAGTCGTATTATAAATCTTGATAGACATGTTGCAGTGGGGGTAGCTGCAGGATATGTAAATATGACTGCTACTCTCTTAGGCTATGAAACAGGTTGTTGTTCTTGTGTAATGAATTATGATAAATTAAAAGAAATTTTAGGTACAAATAAACATCCAATTCTTTTAATGGGAGTTGGGTTTAAAAATGATACTATTAATCGTAGAATGCATCCTCTAAAAGATACTTCTATTGCAAAAGAGCAAAATTGGCTTAAAAAATTTCCTACAATCAAAAAACAATCAATTATGATTAAATACGTTAAAGAAGTTTAAAAACTTAAAGGAAAGATATGTGAGATTAAAATCTATCTCTGTAGATAGTCATATTGTTACTAAACTTAGTGAGTTACTCCACAAAGAGCTGAAACAAGAATATAATTTATTTTCTCATTGTCAGATCGTATCAGCAGTAGCAGCACAGATGTTTTTGTATAGCAGAAGTAAGGTTTACGTTATCAATAGTAATGCGCATTCAGTTTTATATGACGGAAAAGATACTTGGGATTTTGTTTTAGGGTTTGTTTTAAGAGACTACAAATACCCATCTAAGAAATATTCTAAAATTGAATACATACCTCTTTTTGATAATTCCAAAGATCGTCCAATTGAGTTTAAAAATTTTTTTAAAAGATACTACGTAGATGATGTTAGCCAAAAGGTAACTATAACATTAGTGAAACGAATATATACAGGTAAATATAATATTAGTGAAAGGATTATATAATGGCAGTTAAGAAAAAGGGCGCAAAACCCACAAATCCAAAACTATATGCACGAGTTAAGGCCGAGGCTAAAAGAAAATTTAACGTTTATCCATCAGCTTATGCTAATGGTTGGTTAGTTAGAACCTATAAACAACGTGGCGGCGGGTACAGATAATGGCTAAACCTAGAGGCGGCCTTACCGCATGGTTTGGCAAAGGTAAAAAAGGTGATTGGGTAAACATTGGTGCACCTAAAAAGAATGGTAAATGGCAACCTTGTGGTAGAAAGTCTGCTGGTGATGGTGGCAAATATCCGAAGTGCGTACCTCGCTCAAAAGCTAATAGCATGACTGCTGCACAGATTCGCAGCGCAGTACAACGCAAACGTGCAGCAGGTAATCCAGGTGGTAAACCTACTATGGTAAGCACCATGAAGAAAAGAAATAAAAAGTAATGGCACCACGTATCCCTAGGAAAAAAGGTCAACGTGCTAACTCTACTAAACATAGTGATTTGTACACTGATGAGAATCCAAAAGGTACTATAAAAGGGCTAGGTTTCGCCACAGTTAAATCTGCACAAACCTCTGTAAATAAAATTAAAAGATCAGGAAAATCTCACGCTCATAAGACACAAGCAGCTATTGCTATGGAACAACGAGCAAGAGAGATGGGAAAGGTCTCGGCAGCGGGTGTTTATAGAAAATTTATTAACGCTCAGAAAAAGATTACTGCAAAAAGGAGAAAAAGTGCATAACGATAAAACTATTAAAAAAGTTGCTGACTTGTTAGCTGGAGCTTCAAAAGCTCACGCAAAACAGTCAAAGATGCTACGTAAAGTTTTAGCATCTCCTTTGCCTAAAAGAAATAAAAATAAGAGCAAAAAATAGCAACACAGAAAGGAGTGGTGGATGAGCTGGATTACAGATAGAATCAAAGAACGTTCCACTCACAACGGTGTAATCGTCGCAGTTGCTGCAGTCGCAGTTATCTGGGGTGGCATGGCCTTACTAGACATTGTTGTTTGGGCAGGTCTTGCCTGGGGCTTATGGAATATGATAAAAAAAGACAACTAGAAAGTTAGGAAACTCTCTTGAAAACAATAAGATTATTAACAACTTTGGCCCTGCTTATTACAAGCGGGGCCGCTTTTGCGCAGACAACAAGCACAGTAGTAACTGATTCGAAATCAAATTCGACAGTAAGCACTGATGCTGACTCACGTACTTTTGTGATTTCTCCACCTCCATCGGCTATAACTCCTTCAGTTAGTTCATCTTCTTCAGATCTTTGTACTGTTGGTGTGGCAGGGGCTGTGCAGACTCAAATTCTTGGTATATCTTCTGGAGAAACTGTAAGAGACCCAAATTGTGAACGATTGAAGATAAGTAAAACTCTTTATGATATGGGAATGAAAGTTGCAGCTGTCTCTGTTTTATGTCAAGACCGTAGAGTATGGGATGCAATGAATATGGCGGGGACACCTTGTCCATTCTTAGGTGATATTGGGGACAAGGCGACTGCAAAATGGGAGGCTCCTGAAAATGCTGGTAGAATTCCAACTGTAGAAGAAATGGAGACAAAATCAGATGTTCAAAAAAGGAATGGTGCAATCGCTGCTGGCGGCATTAGTCTTGGTCTGTTGCTCCTCTTACTCTAACGCACAACAAGCAACAACTAGGGGTCAAACCGGTGATATCATTGTATTAGGAAATGGATGGACAGGCACTATAAGTCCATGTACACACTATGTAGACTGTTGGGCTGGAAGTACTGATACTGGTGATATTCACGAAGCACAGAATACGGGCAACGGTACTACATATTATTGGAGTGGCACACAACAAACTCTCACTAACACTATTGCACTAAATACAGCTTTACAAGCAGTAGGTATTCAAATTGATGGATTCGACTATGAGTGGGTGTTTAAAAACGGTAATGCGAATACTTTTTCTGGTCAGACAGGTGGTGGCGCAGTAGATCCTTTTGAGATTGTTGTTAATGTCTATGACTCTAACAGTAACCTATATAAAAGTTACAAATATGATTATGGCAATCAGTTTTATAACTGGACAACCAAAACAGGTACAGAGCTTTTTGGCGCTATAGGATTAGACCCTACTTACTTTGGTAATGTTGTTGTAGAAGTAACTGCACAAGACATTGCAAACCAGGCTGGTTATTGGGGTCCTGAGTTTAGAGCTGATGAATCTGGACTATATGTAAATTATTCAGCTGATCCTTGCTATAATAATCAAACATATGATCCCGCCTGTCCTGGCTATGCACAAGCTCTATACAATCAGCAATGTGTAGCAAGCCCATTATATGATCCAGGATGTCCCGGATATCAGGCGGCATGGTTATCTATGCAGTGTGCGGCTAACCCTTTAATTGACCCAACATGCCCAGGTTATTCAGCTGCTTACTATAACCAGCAATGTAAGCTAAATCCTCTATATGATAGTCAATGTCCAGGTTACGCTACTGCATATTTAAATCAGCAATGCAGTCTGAATCCTCTCTACGACTCTCAGTGTAATGGTTACTCACTAGCTTTATTCAATAATACTTGTACAAATAATCCAACTTCGGATCCTGCTTGTCCCGACTACTACGTTGCAAAATGTGAAGAGAATCCTCTTTTTGACAGAGGATGTACTGGGTACGATATTGCATATTTTGATGAACAATGTAGTTTAGATGCTCAGTACAGTCAAACGTGCCCAGGTTACGTCGATTTATCGGGTAATGATAATAATTTTGCAGTCTTAGACCCTGTAGTTGAAGATGTTCTTTCTATTGATACAGATTTAGCTACTGGTCAGCCTGATTTTTATCAGCCTGAGATCACTGCTACAAGCCCCACTTTTTCTAATGATGTTGTAGAAGCTCCTACCGAAGAAGTACAACAAAAAACAGGATTTCAAACCATAGATGATAGCATTGAAGTTGAGATAGCAGAACTTGAATCATTAGATGGTGAGGCTACTATGGAAGACGACATTGACTCTGAGATAGCCGCTTTAGAAAATTCATCTGAAGAAGCGTCTGGAGGAGGACCGCTTGATGCTAGGCAAGGCGGCGCCAATCAAGAAGATAATATTGAAAAAGAACTAGCAGCACTTGAGAATTCTAAACCCGACTATGTGGAGAATATTCCTGGTAAAGCAATGCCTAAAGTTAATCCTGTGGATTCAAAAAGAGAGAAGATGAGACTTCTAATAGCTATGAAAGCAATAGAGACTGTAAAAGAATTAGAAGCAGCTGTGACTTTAGAACAACAAATGGATATTCAACGTAGGTTATTAGCACTTATAAGTTTTGTACCAGATTTTAACGACTACGGAAAAGAAGAAAATATAGATTTAGCAAATTTTTACCCACCAAAACCAACAGTAGACCACGCATATGCAAGATGGTTTTTAAATGACCCTAACTTCGGAGCAATGGAAGATTTACAATATAACTTTAAATAGGAGAGAGAAATGGCAGAAATAGAATACGGCGGAATCAAAGTAGGGGGAAGCAAACTTCTATTAGTATTACCACTCATTGGAACACTAGGTGGAGGACTTTGGGGAGGCTTTGAGTTCTACAAAGATTATATGGATATGAAAGAACAGATCCAAAACTATGTAGCACCTGACCTATCAGAGTTTGATAAGAACCTTGCAGTGCTCAAAGAAGAGATGCAAGTAACTAGAGAAGAGGTTATCATTATTCGTGATGCAATCGGTGAACAGGTTGATTTTATGCGTGATACAAAGCATGACTTGCGAGCAGACTTAGTTCGTATGGAAAAAATACTAGACAAAGTTGAGAACGATATTGATAAGGTAGAAGATGAAGCACAGGCACTTATGGACAGAACTAAATCAGATGCAAGATCTATGATTGAAGATGCTAATAATCGTTTCAATGATAAAGTATCTGGTATGGAAGGTTTTGTCAAAAGAGAACTAAACTCCTTAGAGGAAGATTTGGATAGAAAGTTACAAAAATCTTTGGACAACCCTCTGGCAAATAGGTAACATACTTTATGATTAAGAATTCTATAGAGCATTTAAAAAATAGCCGTATGAGCTACTGGGCACATTTTTCGCACAGTCTTTATAATAGTTATAGACTAGTCAAAATACTAATTACTAGTACTATTCATGCATTTTTTCCTTTTGTGTTTAAAACGCATGCTGCGCGTGGTGTTATAGATATTTACAATGATATGAAGAAACACGCTCATTTACGAAAGATGATGAATGATGGCGAACAAAAAACCGAAGATTAACTATGCTGCGCTACTACGCAAACATAAGTCTGGACGCTCAATCGGTTCTACAAACCGAGCCAGACTTGTAGCTCGTGGCATGTTACCACGAAAATCAGGACCCCATAAAGGTAAAAAGATAGATTTAGGACGTAGAGGCAAGTCGTAAAATTGCGAATTCTTGTTTGTTGTAATCCTCGCTCAAGAAGTGAGTTATTAATTAATTCTATCAGTGCTAAGTATGGTATAAAATATGAAGGTCCTATTCTTTTTAATAGACTTCAATCAGCTTTAGCCCAAAAAGAAATAACTGAATATCAGTATTTACAGGGTATTAATTATCTTGTTTATAAAAGTAAGGGTATAAGTAAACTGTATTCCAGATATTTTAAATATTTTCCCTCAGAATCTTTATGTACCTATTTTAAAAATATACCCTTTAGTGGATTTGATCAAATATTTCTCACCTATAGAAAAAATCACACTAATAGATTATGTAGTTTATATATTTTATTAGAGTATACAAATCGAGGAATAAACCCAATTAATTGTACTTCTGGTATATCAATACCTAAAGACTATTTTATTAGTTTATCAAATGTTTTAATTAAAGACACACAAACAATTTTATCTTTTAAAAAGTTTTTTAAACATAATAATATCAATTTCACACCTTTAGAGTATAATAGTATTCCTTTATATTTAAAGAAAAATAATATGCCTCTTAACGTAAAAACTCCTGATATAAATATTTCTATAGATTACCCATCTATCATCTCAAACTATAATGAAATAGATTTTTATGTAAAAGATAAGCTTAATTTATATGTATCCCAATAAACATACTCTAAAAAATTTTGATTTCTTAAATTAGTATTACTATGTTAAGATACTATTAACTTGTAGTAAGCTATAAGTAAATAAAGGAGAATTACGAAAATGAAAAAAGAACCTATGAAAATGCAACGCAAGACAGATGGTCTTACACCTGCACAAAAGAAGTTACCGCCAGCACTTCAAGCAGCAATCCTAAAGAAAATGAAAAGTAAGTAATGAAAATGCACATAGCAGTTCGCGCGGCTTACCTGAGTAAACTAGTATACTCAGGTGAGCCTATGGTGCGTTCTTCATGCGATACCTTTGGGTATGAAAAGTTTAAATGGTTTGATAAAGGCGGTACTCAATGCTTTGTTGCTTGGGATAAAGAATCTAATACTGTTATAATTTGCTTCAGGGGTACTGAGCCTACTGAATTATCTGATCTTTTAGCTGATTTACGTGCATGGCCTAAAAGAGCCCAAGAAAAAGGTCGTGTTCATTCTGGGTTTGCTAATGCACTAAATCTTGTGTATAGTGAGATTGTTGAGTATTTAGATGCTCAACAATTTGATGATGATTGTCGAATCACGTGTACGGGTCATTCACTCGGAGCTGCATTAGCTACTATCATGGCAAGTCGGTTAGACGCCAACGAACTTTACACTTTTGGTTCCCCCCGCGTAGGTGATAGACGCTTCGTCAAAGAAATGAATACAGATAAAATAAAGCATTATCGCTTTGTTAACAACAATGATATTGTGACTCGTGTACCTCCTCCTATTGTGTACCGTCACCACGGAGAGCTTGTTTATATAAATCATTACGGAAATATTCGTAATATGACTGTTTGGCAACGAATCAAAGATCAATGGCGTGGTCGTCTGGCCGCTTGGAAAAAACGCGAATTCTTTGATGGAGCACGCGATCATTCAATGGATTTATATCACCGCAAAATTTATAATGGGTACATACAGAGCTAGAAGTTTATGTCCCGTCTGTTCTTCTGACGAAGAAGTATGGTTCATGAATGGTAAAATAGAGCCTCTTGATATTGTAGAATGTCGAAAATGTTCACAATTATATGAACCCGCAGATTTTATTTATACATTAATAGAACTACACAGCAATATCTCTATATCTTCTAACTCGTCAAATGAAAACGTGTATTCTTCAAGTTAATATTGATGATGATCGTCCTCTAATCAATTTTTGCACTTCTAAAGTGAAAGAGTGGTCAGAGTCAAACGGTTATGACTATGTTTGCGTTGACACATTGTCCTCGTGGGCTGCAAGATTTCCCCGCCTTCCCTACAACTTCCAAAAATTTCAGTCTTTTTATAATCTACGACATGATTATGATAGAATAATCCATCTTGATTCTGACATTTTACCTTTTTACAATCCAATCATTCCAAATACTAAAGGACTAGGATTAGTTTCTTACTATAAGCCTTTATACCCTAAAACTTTTTCTACTTATTATGATTGTGGCGTAATTATAGTTGAAAATAGTAAATTTATTTTTCATTTCTTGCATTTTTTCTATGATTTTTTCTTAAAGGATCAAGCAGCTTGGACTAAGAAGTATAAATCTATTAATAATTTGAGTTCGCTTTCTAAGTCTTTTGATCGCGGAGAACCTGATGAGTTTTTATTCAATGTTTGGGCGCACTACAATAATGATCTCATCACAGAAATTTCAGAAACTCTAAACTATAAACCTTTTGGTTGTGGGTATTGGGATAGAACCAATAATTATCCTATTCCTAACTCGTTTATTCATTTTGCTGGTAAAGA